TCTAAAAAAGTATTGACAAATATCCAAATAAGTGTTATCATAAAACCATAGAAAAGAGATAAATATATAAACAATTTAAAGGGAGGTAATATTATGACAAAATTCACACAAAAACAGTTAAAAGAGTTAGTAAAATCGGGTGCAGCTGTCGATATAACAAACGGTGATGATGCTACACGTGAGAGCATCGAAAGCAAAGAGGGCTATTATACACAAATAGGCTATCCCATAAGAGTTTATGCAATTATGGGGAAAGATAAAATCGTTAAATATTTAAAAAATTGGTACAGTGTGAAAAATAAATAATCGAGGTGATTAAATGCAATATAAAATAAGTAAACGTGTTATATCTGTTAAAAATACCAAGCGTATTGCTGCTACTGTTGCTTATATTAATAATTGTAAATATAGTTATAGTTCTGGCATGGTAGCATTCTATGCCGCCGAGGAGACTGATGTAAATAAAGCCTTGGCGTTGTATGATAAATTAATACAGAACACACGCTATAAGATGTATAATAAGGACAGTGTGGAGCTGGTAGGATGTGGAAAAAACGCTGATTTATATGTTTTAGGGTTATGCTATGCTTTACTACATTCCCCAGCTCAAGGGGAGGATATTATGTTAGCAGCTGAAAAGCGGGCCAGCAATATGTACAGTCTGGGATTTGCAAGTATACAAAAAATTATTTTATAAAAATATCTAAAAAAGTATTGACAAATATCTAAAAAAGTGTTATCATAAAACCATAGAAAAAAGATAAACAATTTAAAGGAGGAATTCATATGGAATATCCAAAAGAAATTTACTTGGATGGTTATACATATACGCAAATGTATGAACATGAAAAGGGTGGGATGTATTATCATTCGGGGGAATGCACCGATGTTATTATAGGTTTATTTATTAGTTTATATCCAGATGGAAGATTAACATATTTATGGGGTGGATATGAACATGAATATGGGAAATATGATTTTGAAAATAATAAAAAGATTGGAGACGAAAATATATGAAATATTCGGTAAAGATTGATAAAGGTATTTCTGCATTATCATATTATTTAAATAAAGTAATTGAGGAAATTGAAGCTGTTTGGGGTTGGGATATACGTATCAATGTAAGTATTGATGTACGTATGATTGATGATTGTGAAATTTATTTTAACTTTGATATATACAATCAGATAATAGAAATCTGCAATAGGCCGACTTGTGATGATTGTACTTCACTTAATGCTGTTATAGAACTGATTAATGACCTGGGTTGAATAAGGGGGAGGTTAGAAATGAGTAGGAGACTAAATACAGCGGGAGGCTGTGCTGCTTTGATAGCATTTCCCATAGGTGCGGTATATGGATTAGTTAAAGAGGTGTGTAATTATAATGAGCGTAAAAGACTTAGAGAAGAACAGGAGCAATTTGAGCGTGAGCAAATCAGATTCGAACAAGAGCAACAGGAAAGAGAAGCTGCGGAGCGTGATGCTTTAATATCTGGAGAAAATGAATACGCTATAATTGAACTTATGCAAGATGATAAAAAACGTGCGGCTGAATTAGATTTTAACGACATCGAATTAATAAGAGGTGTTATAGATGCTTTTGCTATGTACGCCAAAGACTTGTTTACATCAGCTGCGGGAGATATAATCATATCTGACATAACAAGGGAACCTGACCTAACGGCTATATTCTGCATATGCAATAACGATAAAATCAGTAAAAATTATAAACGTAAAATATATAATGACAGATATGGGTACTATTTTAAATTGGATAATAAAAGATGGTATTTTCATAAAGAGCTGCCAGAATTTATTATTACTGATGACTTCGATGCCCCGTGTTTACGATAACAAATAAAAACCTCTCCCATGTAATGGGGGGGTAATTTTATACTATAATGAGGAGGATTATATATGGCAAGAGTTGACACATTATCAGAACAGACCAAAAAAGAGATATTAAAACTATATGTTGACGGTAACATAACAGTAAAAGAAATATGTCAATTATATAGTATAGGATGCAAAGCGTTAAATGATTTGTTGCTACAAACTAATACTCCACATCGTGCGTAGTACCGAGTTGGGCAAAAGCGTGCTACAGCTAAAGGCAAAAAGCATTGTAGACACTGTGGGAGCAGAATTAATCCTCCCGGCGCTGTTTTTTGCTGTCAGTGCGGCAAGCCACTTTTGACAGATAAAGAAAGAGTAATACAGATGCTGGAGCATCTGACTAATCATTTCATTTGTTTAGAACAGTCTAAACGGGACAGCTACATAGCCGAAGTCAATGCTATTATAAAGCTTGTAAAGGCTTTAAATATATCAGATGATTAAAATATCACATAACACAAAAAATGCCTTGTAAAGTCAAATTACAGGGCATTTTTAATATCATCAATCTGGTATGTTATCTTCCCCAACAAACTGTACTAATTGAGCAGCATCAACATTCACGTTTGTTTGATTTAATCCATTCATTAGATTAAGCTCTTTTATAGGCTGCAGAATAGCATTTAAACGGGACATTGTGATAGGTTTATCATTATTATATAAATCATCCTCTGCACGCTCAATCACTCTCATAAGCTTTTCAGTTGCCACTTCTTTAGTCCAAACGGCTTTTTTTGTCTCATAGTCTCGCACATCCTCCATAAGGCCATCATAATAAGAGCGTATGTTTGACCTTTTTAAATACATCTGTGCTTTACGTTTTAATAAGTCCTCATTATCTGATGTCATTTCAACACCAAAATTTTTAGAATAAGATTCAGCGGGAGTTAATCCATTGTTTACTATATCCTTCACGAAGTATCGTTCAATATCCTTCAGCGGCCTCAATACTTTATTATCACTCATTTAATATTCACCTCCATAACAAAACTAATAAATAATTAATTAACTGGGCATGATAGATTTGAACTATCGTATGCAGGAGTCAAAGTCCTGTGCCTTTACCGCTTGGCTAATGCCCAATAAAGGCGAGCAGCAACGCCCGCCCCAATATAAAGAAAGGAGTTTGTAAAAAATGGAATACATTTTACAATAACAGTATAACACAGTACACAATTTTTGTAAACGATAATCAATTTTCAATTTGCAAATTTTTGATTTTAAATCCGCAAATTTTCAATACGCAAATTTTTGATTTGATTTCCGAAAAATTTTATTCCGAACTTTTCTTTTTTACAATTTGTTTATGACAGTTTTCTTTTTTGTACTTCTCAAAACACACCTTACCCATACCCACTCTTTGAGCATCTTCATTCTTTAATATACGGTTGCACCGCAAACATCGAGAATATTTTTTATCGTCAATTAATCCGCAATTTTCTTGCATTTATTCTCCTTCTTTCGTTTCCCAACTCGATAACAGGTGTAGCTGCAAAAATAACTATTAGCAGTAGCATTGCGATATTTAAGTTTATACACATAATCGGAAGTTATATAAAATACTTTACCACAAATTGGGCAAGTCTTTCTTCTACTCTTTAAATAACTATCCCACGTACAATTATAATAATCTGACAAGACAGTCACCTCGATTTACATTAGATATGTTCGAAATAATCACAATCAGCACTACGGGATTTGCTGCATACACATTTATCTATACCGCAAATAGACTTTGAAAACTCATTACCATTTTTATCAATGCCAATGTGGTCTTTGATGATATGCTTACAAACAACACAATTTTTTGCATTGGGGTTTTTTAGACAAGCTCTTTCGTGTCTATCCGCAATTTTATAGCTTTTAAATATTTTACCGCAATACCCACAAAGATAACCATATGTTCTTTTGGACATTAACATCACCACTCTTCTATATTTATTTCAATAACTTTATACATTGACGTATCAACGGTTACTGTCTCCGTTGTTAAAGACTTTATTGTACATACGTTACTATCTACATCACGTACAACCGAATAAACATCAGGCACTAATTTAAGAACTTCATCGTCTTTAGTTAATATTGCAACATCTTCAATTTCGAGATTTATCATGTGTTCGCCCACCCCCTATAAAATATTTACAAGCAAATAATCAATCGCAATTTCCGGCATTACAGTGCCGTTCTTGATGCCCTGTTCGATATTCGTAATCAACTTTAGCATAAATATTATATCAGCATTAGTGTATACATTAGACTTCTCTTTCGCCAATTTATACTGAAACGGCGTCAAACCTAAATCTACGGCTTTTATATTCTTAGGAGCGGTCTGCACTGACAGGATATTTTTAAAGCCGTTATACAATGTGCCAAGTGTTAATAATTCGGGCTCACCAATCTGTTTTGCCTGTACAGAATACTTTTTAACTGCATCTATATCATGGAGCAGTATCGCATCTGTAAACTTAAATGTTATGTCACCTATAGGTGCTGTAATTATACCCGCAGTAACTAATTTATTAAATGCTTCATCGAATGATATACTTCGATACTCCGCAAAATGCCGTATTTTATCCTCCTCTAAACGTATACGATTATAATTACTCTCACACATTGATATAAGCTTTTTTACGCAATTTTCCGAAAAGTTTGGTAAATCAGCTAAAATGTAACTTTTTAAAATATTGTCCGATAACACATCAAACTCACAAATTGTATCTTTATACTGCTTGTAAAACTTACTACGCTTATCTAAACTGTTATAAACTATAACCAATATTGCATCGTGCTGAATTACGGTGTTATTTACGGTCTCCCACGATTTATCATCTTTGAGGTATGATTTATCGTCAGACACTACAAAACACATCCTACCGTTATTCAAACGTGGTTTTTTAATTGTTCTCACAGCTTCGGAAACGGTGTCAAACCTAATCGTATCGATGCATCCAAATGTTTTTGCAATTTGTTTAATATAAGTATCTCTTACATATATCTCACTGCCTGTAAAAATATACAAATGCAAGTTTTTTTTGTTTATAATACTCTTATGCAATTCCCTTAATTCCATAAGCTCACACCTCACCAATATCAATCAGAGATAAAAAATAAGACAGTACAGCAGATTTTTTATTCAGGTTACGGGTTACCAAATTATGCTGCAATTCAGCCAGTTTGGTTATCGCCTGTGTTAATCCATATAATTCTTCCTCAGTACCATTGTCTATCTTATTAAATGCTTTAAGTAGTATAATGTGCTTAAGTCCAATTAAAACATTGTCAAGCGGATAAACGCCGTTATCATCATCTGTATACTTTATATCATTTAATAACGGTATACCTGAATACAACTTATGTGGATTACAGAACAGTGTAAAAAGTGTATTGCAATAATCCGCCATTTTCTGTTTATCTACACTCCTTACACGTTCAATATCCCCAGGACATTCACAAAACGCTAAATATTCATCGAACTTTGGTTCGTATTCGCATAACTCATTAACAGAGTATTCTTCCATGTGCAATTCAACACATCGACTTCTGAGCGTTTCCAATAACATTGACATAGATGGTGCGGTTAAAATAAAATGTGCATTATTAGGTGGTTCTTCTGTAATTTTTAATAACGCATTTTTAGCATTTAAGGACATCTTATGTGCATTTGCAAAAATATACGCTGTAGGAATAGTTATTGTGTACGCCTGTTTTATAACTTCTCGCACCGAATCAACATCACAGCTGCAATCAATTTTTGTAACACCCATAGCCGAACAAATTTCATTTGCTAAAGTGCGTTTGCCCCAGCCGTCACGCTGGGTAATTACGATAAATCTTGGGAAACTCTTTACTTTAGACCATTTCTTTATCTGAGATTTTATATTCTCCTGACCAATCACTTATTATTCCCCCTACAAAATAACATAAAATGACATTCAATTAATTCTTTTACAGCTGTTTCCCATCGTAATTTATTATTTAGCTCAACTACCATATCCAACACATCTGCAACATCATTATAATTCAACTGCTCACAATACACTTTAATTTGATTTGTCGGCGGCAATGATGTAAAATCCAAAGAACTAAACAACTTAAATTTTAAAACATCTAAAATAAAAAACTGGAATTGTTTAAGATACAAACTTAAGTTAATGCCATTAGAATTGAGTTCCTCAACAAATTTTACACTTATAGCATCTCGATATACTAAAGCATCTAACAGCTGAATTTTATATTTAATATCAGTGTCTCCTAAAACATTAGCAACATCATCAACCGTAATACGATTAGTTAGAGATAATATTTTATCGAGCATTGTAATACCATTACGCATACCGCCGTCAGCACATTTAGCAATATATGCCAATGCTTCATCATCGGCAGTGATTTTATCTTTTCTGCTTCGTGTCTGATTTTCCAAGTCGCATATCTGCTTTAATCTTGCCTGTATGCCCCCAACAGATATACGATTAAAGTTATATCTTTGCACACGGCTTAATATCGTTGCTGGTATCTTTTGCGGGTCTGTTGTACACAGTATAAATATAGCTGTTTTAGGAGGTTCTTCGAGTAGCTTAAGCAATGCTTGCCAAGCGTTATTAGAAAATGAGTGAACCTCATCACAAATAAATACTTTATATTCACTGTCAATTGGTTTCTTTTTACTATCTTCTATAATCTGTCTAACATCTTCGACACCGTTATGTGATGCAGCATCAAGCTCTATTGGTTTGCCCTTTCCTTTATTTATCTCATTTGCAAATATTCTTGCAGTAGTTGTTTTACCGTCCCCAGCCGGGCCACAAAATAAATAGGCCTGTTTAAAAGTACCGGTATTAAGCTGATTAAGCAATATTTGTTTAATATAATTCTGTTCAACCAATTCATCAAATGTTTTAGGACGATACTTAACCGCCAGTGTTTGATTTGTAAATTTTTCAATCAACATTATTACCTCATTTCTCAACATTTTTTATAATTCTAACATCATTAGAATCCAATTTTATAACATATTCAGTACCATCTATGTAACGTAAATAAGCAGACACCAAATTATAAAATTGATACTGTGCAAAAACAATCTCGTCTTGAGCGTAGTTGTCTTTGTAGTCAAATTCATGTACATACTTACCAAAGGTTAAGGCGCCAGAATTTATATCATCCAAAAACGACATAAACTCATCTATAACGATTTCATAGGCACGTATCATCGTCAATAATCAGCCTCCAAATCTATATCATGTGAAAGTTGAAAACTTATACGACCAACTGTTTTAAGAGTATCTTCTACAGTTGCCTTACACGGCGCCCTATGGTCATTACCGTAATTAGTCCAAAAATCTTTTCCTTGTGAACGTCTATGACCGTTATATGTTTTAGCGTATAATACTTCATCTTTTACCAATTCAAGTGATTTTATCATAAAGTCTATTTTATCTAACTGGTTCATTTATATAATTACCCCTCTCTATTGAATTATCTTTCTGTACTAAATTAAAGTATCGTTGTTTATAGTCAAATACAAAATCTAAATTGTAAGAACTAAATCCTATATTATACTGATTTTGGCCCACTTCTCGGTACATGATTTCAAAATACGGTTTATTTTTATTGCCTGTTACAATTATATAAATACTATCAACATTAATTTTCTCACAGTTATCAATGTTTGACACTAAAAGCTCGCAAATATTCATATTATCTGCAACAGATTTACTAAATTTGCTCAAATATGTACACCCCCCATCAACCACGCTTATAACTAACCGGTTCAATGCAAATTTCTTTGAAATACGGTAATTTTTCGATTTCCTCACAAAATATACGCCATTCCTTGAGTCTATGATTTTTTCTGGCAAAATACATATTTTTTAAGACCTGATAATTTAACATCACTGTTCTTTTTTGATTATAGCTTGACGGTAAAAGCTGTATCATCTGCCACCAGTATCTCTTGTCTTTGGTTTCAAGATACTTTTTTCTATAAGCGTTAAGTACGGCAACAGTATCAACAAACATTGTGTAAGCAGATGTATCATTCAAGCAAATAACTGCCCCGCAACCATCCAAATCATATTCGGCATTGATTGCATCATCCATTAAATGCTCACAACTGAAATCATCCAATGTAAGTTCTTTACTATGTATCTTGTGCATTGTTGAGCAAGAATTGACAACCGTACCAACCTTATAGGTGTCGAACTCTTTCCACCAGTACAGGGGTGCTGTAATGTCCATTGTTACTACTATCATTCTTAAAAATTTTGAATCGTCATCTCCTGCTGCTGACAACTGTTGCATAAGTTTTAAATCATTGTTACCTAAACACCATTTATCACCATCAAAAATTGTGTCGGATTTTTCCCAACTGTTCATTGAGTTTCTCATACCTCTGATAGCTGGTCTCCAGCCGTAAACGTCAATATCCTCTATTTTAATCATTCTTCGTCCTCCTTGTACAATTTAACATGTTTCCATGTCATTGTAGAGCGATTTGCCCAGCTGGTAGCACCATCAAGCCAAGCTAAACGCTCATTAGTACACGCATCAATACCGGCAAAATATCTCCTATACCAATTTATCTCATCGTCACTCACAAGAACCTTTGTGTCAATCGGAACTTTCGACCAGTCAACCTCTTCTTTTTCTTCTTCAACATATTCAGAATTTAGCCACTTTTCCATTTCACACGCGTTTTTACATATAGACGCCCCATTTGCATTAAATTTACACTTTTCGCAACACCGGTCCGAACAATCAACTAATTTATTCGTGTGAATTTCTAATCCAATATATGATTGTGCTATTACATGTTTAAGCAATTCGTCTTTATATTTCTCATAATTAGTCATTATAATTTCCCCCTATAATATGTTTGTTTACGACCATCGGACAATTCTACTGTAATTGATTTTGGTGCTCTTATATTTATGGATTTATCAAATGGATTTATTGACATACCATCAACAGACAAAGTATAATCATATTCAAAACATAATATCTTCTTTGGCACAAGGTGTGAATCTTCACAATCCACACATTTTTCTAAAGAAGCCCACTCTTTACCGCAATAGTCGCACTTATAACGCTTAACCTCTTTCACCTTTTATACCAATCCTCTCAATTATTATTGGATAATTTATACGTGACTACCTTATAATCATCCTCACCCAACCGTTCACGTTTTTTAAGAGCTGCGTCATAAGTATGATATGCCCCACCACGGGCATTAAATATAACTTCACCAGTATTAATATTTTTAACTCCAAACAGTTTGTCAACACTTGTTTTAGTTACATCTATACGCTGCCCACAATTAGGGCAATAGTGTATATCAGACACACTTTCAGTGTCTATTATCATACCACAATTAGGGCAAAACTTTGAATTATTAATAACATTAACTGCTTTAATATTTTGACGTTCTACAACATCTCTTAATTTAGGCACCGCTTTTTCATATGAGTAACTACATTCTTTTGACGGGAACAAACAATAAATACTACGTTCAAATATATTTATTAAATCTAACATTACATTAAGTTCATCTAACGAATAATCATTCATTGCAATGCCTCCTCAATAGTTCTACTAATACAATCAAGTGATAAATTAGGCAAAGCTTTTAAAAACCAGTATTCATTCATAACATAGTAATTCTCTCCATTAGGTTCAAAGTTAAAAGCTAAAAAGGAACCTTCTTTGCCTTGCTCAAACGCCTGTTTTTTTGCCTTATCTAACCATTCTTTTTTAATTGATACTGATTTTGTCTCTTTTGTTACTGTTTTGGCTTCAATCAAAAAATGTTCTGTTAAAATATCCCCTGCTGAAAACTTTGTGCCGCCAGAATTTGGCGTAAGTTTACCACCTGTAATCTTTGCAATATGCCTTTCCTGTTCGCTACTATAATCTCTTGTACTCAATATTTAACAACTCCTCTATATCACAATCACTTAATTCATCGAGCTTGTATGCGTATTCGTCAACTTTTGCAATATAAGTATTTACAAGTGTTGTATACTTATTTAATCTGTAAAGATATACACAAACTGATACGAAAAACGCTGCAAATACAACTATCATCACCCTAAGTGTTATAATCCTCCTATTCCAAGTATCTATAAGCCCGTTTATATCCGCATTGTTAAGTTTGTCAAATTCTCCCAATATTAAATCCTCCCAACATCATTGAATTTCCAATAACTGCATAGCGTTCTTTACTATTAAATCATCCGTATACGGTAAATCAAATCCCGATGAACCATCAAAGTTTTTAAAAGCTTCTGCATATATAACTTTACTCGCTATATCAGGATTATCTTTTTGTAACTTTACTAATTCTTTAGCCCATCTGTCCCACGTAGCATCACTGATTAAATTAGTATTTTGATTATAGTATAAATAACTATGTACAAGTAGCTGCAAACGTCTTTGTTGTATCTTAGCCGCTATTGTTGATGTATAATTTATAGGTTGTATTACTTTTTTACTTATTAACCCCATTAATATACCCTCTCGACAAAATCTACTTTTACCCAACCCGTAAAATCGTTAGACTGTATCTTATATAAACCGCCTTTAATGTCAATTACCTTAGCTACAACATTACGTAGATGTAATGCTATACCGCCATTCCAGCGGTTTATTAACGATTTCTGATTGCTTTCATCGTCAATGTAATCTTCCTTAAACATAAAATCATAGGTACGACCAAGTCTAAGAGATTGTTTGTCGATGTCAGACACTATAACAGACAATGTTTCGCCTGATTTTAGACTATCTACTGCATCATAGTAATTAAGACCACCTATATCAATATGTCTGTCAATAGCATTTAATAAATCTTGCATAATATCACCTACAATCAGCATTTCTCAGTAATTCTACAATTCGGGCTACAATCAACTGTCGTTCAAAATTTTTAAAATCATCCTCACTACCAGTATAACTAAAATCGGGTAACCAACCCCTTACAATAGAACTAAGTCGATTAGCTAAGGCATCATTTGACATAGCATCTATTTCAGCTCTGCATTCATCATAGTCCCTTTGTTCATATGTCACTATCGTTTCAACTATCATAATCTCTTCTCCTCTCAATAAATCAATAGCATTAATACAATTACTTAAGTACTAACGCTATTATACGATGTATTACACCGTTTGTAAAGATTTATTAAATAAAAACATTAAATAAAAATATTTATATTTATGTATTCAATTTTTGGTTAATATTCTCTGTCAGTAAGTTTCGGTAAGTTTCATTATCATTCAAAAACTCAGCTAAATTGGGTTTACCTTGGAACTTAAGCGGTTTATTTTCTTCGTCACAATAAATTTCACCATCAACATCCACCAAAGTAAACCACGCACCGCCCTGTACAATCAAACTTATTTTTAGAGCAACATCAATTAAATCGGATATATAATCAATACCAGTAAGATACTTTAATGTATAATACCCCATTTTACGGTCTGGTCTACTTGCTTTTGATTTAATTACAGCACACTGTACTAAATTACCTGCTGGGTTTTCGGTTGATTTACTTACTTTATTACCCTTATCGTCTATATAATCACCTTTACGGAATTCAAGGCGAACAGTGGTATTATGTTTCCAACCTCTACCGCCGGTAGTAGTTTTACCGCCATACATACTGTGCATATCATCACGTACCTGATTAATGCCTAACAATACACACTTTGTTCTTGCACAAATGGGCACAGCCTTCTTGGAAAACAGCGTCAATGCTTGAGATATACCACCATACGTCTTTTCTTCCATAGTTTTCTGATAAGCTTGCTGTGAGACCATAACACCTAAACTGTCTATAATTAACAACGATACTTCGCCAGTGTCCATTATAGATAACGCTATATCAAACAATTCTTCCGCAGTTTCTTGTTGTGGCTGTATTAAAACAAGACTTTCAACATCTACTCCTAAGGTATGCGCCCAATAAGATGAGAATGTGCGTTCACAGTCCATATATACAACTTTCTTATCTGTATACTTTCTCTGTGCTTGTGCAGCTAAATCTAATGCTGTTGTGGTTTTACCGCTACCCTCTTCACCATAAAACTCTACAATTCTGCCAACGGGTATGCCTCCATAAAGCATATAATTTAATCTGGGAGAGCTGAATGGTATACGTTCAATGTCTGTATAATCTTCAATACCGCCGAGTGTAATCATATCATACTTACTCTTTTTGTTTATGTCTTTTATAATAGCATCTAATCCGCACGCCATTTAATCACATCCTATCTGATTCCGTAATATCATATGATGCAATACGTCTTGACATTACCTTTTTAATAGAGTTGAGCATTTCATAAGCTGCATCTATTCTTGACCGTATCTTTTTATACGCTCTCTGATACACAACAGTTGCAACCAACTCATGCTGTGACGTTAAATCTGCCACGCTATCTTTATCGGCTACTGTACCTTTAGCGTGCTGTCTGGCTATATTAAAAACTTCTACTCTTATGGCTCTTGCAACATCTTCCCTAATACCAACAGCCTCTTGTGCTTCACTTGCAAAGTATATTAATGATGGTATATTTAATGCAAAATCATCCAACTCCTCGTCAGATACTTCTTGGCCAGATTTTAAAATATCATCTATCTGTTGCATATAATCATCAAGAGGTTTACAGTATGTTTTTACAATACGATTGACCATATTATCAATAGCGGAAGAGTTACATTCAGCTCTTTCCAAACACTCATTTAATCTATCTATGCTAATACTTTTAGCCATTACCTCTGATTGGGCCATTTCCATCAACTCCCATAATTGTACCATCTTTATTAACGTGTAACGCTCTTAAAAAACCGCTGTATATACATAAAAAATCTTCTAAAGACAGCGTAACTTCCCATTCCTCACCGTTTTTACGATGGAATACAGCTGGATATTCCTCGTCTTTACTATCATCTATTGCCTGCTGTAACGCTTTTGTAAGATTAAGGTTTTCAACTCTTTTACATTCAATATGCAAATAAGGCACACCGATAACATCGGCGTCACCGTTAGCACCACAGTACTGCTGACCTCTACGGGTATCAAATCCGTAACGATTTAAAATGTGGGAGAGTTCAAGCTCTCCCCGTTTACCTTTATTTCGTGAGTTTATCTTTTTTGCCAAATAAATCACCCCTTATTCGTAGAAACATCTTTATCTATCATATGTATTTCCGATATAAACGCTTTACGTATAGTATTTGTCAGCTGTGTAGCCTCAGCCACAAGTTCATAGGTCGACTGCATAGGCTTGATTAAAACCGTACACTTTGTACTTGCATCATCTGCCCTAATTGCTTTCCAATACTCCTGTAAACCCTCTTTGGTATTATTTAACGCCTCAACAACTTCTTCTAATTCTTCGCTTATCACACCGATGGCCTCATGACTGGAATTATAATACGGGCCCCATTCGGCACTGCTTCTCTTATATTCGTTGGCAACAATAGTATAGACTTCTCTCATTAATTCTTCCACTAAATACACTCCTCATTTAAAATAACGTTTTCTTGGACTGATTTATAATTGATTTACAATTCAATACAACATGTTCGCAGTAGTTAATCATTTAACATCAACTCTTTCTACACACAGTTTTATATTTGCACCACTTACACTTCTTGGTATCTTCTGGTTTGGGTGGTATTATTAATCGTTCCACGTAGCCCTCACATTCAAGCAACCTGTTGTAAAAACTCTGTTTCATAGCATCTGTAACCTCAAATAATTCGGGACATTCAAGACTACAGTTATCCCTATTTTCATACAAAACAAAAGCTTTTGTTAAATCAAGCTCTGCACAATATGCCGTAACCTGATTAAAGTGTTCTTTATCAACAGATTCTTTGCCCGCAGCTTTAAATGATATTTGATTTTTAAACTCAAACAAATAATATTCACCGGTCGAAATACGCTGAACGATGCCATCACATAAGAACATCAATTTCCAAACATCATCAAACAGCTTTGTTTCTGCACCGCTTTTACCAACTACTGAAAGTGACTGACATTTACCGGCTTTATGCTTTTGTTCTATGTACTCGGCAACATCAATATATCGCCAATCGTAATGCATATCTTCCATATGCTCAAGGACAGTTTGTATAGCAACATGTCTACGACTGCCTGTATCTGCCATACCTATAGAATTATATTCTGTAAAAGTATCGTCAACATCTGCTTTGGTACGCATAAAATACATCTGTCTAAGGCAATTTAATGAGGAAGGTTTATACCACTCAGACGGTTTATGCGACCTCTCTTTATCGTATTTTTCTATGGCCGTCATTACGTCAGTAAGGAAGACTTTATTAAGTGGTCTATTATTCTTAGCTGACGTAATGGCAGAAATTAAGCGTTTTCTACTCAATTTGCAGTGGCATTATTAGAAAGTTCCTCATCTTCAAATAATGCAATAACTGATACAATATTACCGCTTGATAACTTAATGGCGTTTTCATCACCGAATGAAATTGCAACATTATCTGTCGGGATTGATTCTAACTGAGCTTTAAAAAGTGGCACATCTACACAGCATACAAATGGTGTAAAGTTAGTACTATCTGCGTATCTAACCAATTCTTCAAGGCTTGATTTCTTACTTTTGATTAAAATACCATCGTTCTGGAAGATAAAATATGCACCGTTTCTGTCGTAAGGCTCAATAAATAATGAGAGCCTGTCAAGTACAGCCTGCATAGACAGCTTTGTAACTTTGCAGCTACTTGTAAATGCTTTATCAAGATATGTACACATATCCTCAACAGGAAATTCTTCAAGTCCACTATGCTGCCAACCAATAACAGTTAAATCCCCGCAGTAGAATTTTATAGCACCGTCAGCAGTTGTTGTAAAAGAAATATCCTCATTGTCTGACAAAGACACTAAATCAAACATATTACGGGAAATAAGCATTGGCTGACTGCAAATGTTCATTAAGCTAAAGCATATAGCGTTTTCATCCGATGTAATTGCCTTATCGGCTAAATAATACGCACAAAAGCAATCATCATCTGTTGATGTACTTAAAGCTGCTTTATTTACGGCTATAACAGCTTTTACTGTTGAAAGCTTTAACTTATTCGCACCTGTATCATCATCAATAGCCGGTGAAAATTCGGGGTAAGTAACGAGACCCTCTTCATCAACGGGTAAGGAAATTTTATAAGTACCATTACCGGTAACCTTAAGTACATCGCCAATAACTTCAAGTGTAACCTTATCGCAAGTTAATTTAGATACAAGCTTACTAAATATATCAACGGGTACTACGCAATAAAATGGCTCTCCTGTATATGCTTCACCAAAGACATTAAACCATGTCATAGTATCTGTCGTTGTTAAACAAATTCTATTATCTGTGCTTTCATTCTTTGATATTAACATCATACTTGTTATAGGTAATAATCTATTATTACCCGCCCCCTTGATAGCTTTTGCCACCATCTTTTTAAATTCGTCTGTTTTTACTGTAATCTTCATTTAATTACTCCTTTCTATATTTTTCACTTATAATTTTAGGTACTGCTTTATCCCAATCAATAACATGATGGAAACGCTTATTAGTGACACCCATTGTATACATCTTTACACATGATGGGCAAGCCATAATAGTATAAAATGTTTTTACATATGTGCCGGAATCTAAGTACCCATCTGACATACCACCTGATAAAGATTGGGTAGCTAACTGGTCAATAGATACATCGGCTACTGTGAAAAATAAATAACCTCGTGAGCCCAAATTAACATATGTTGTAACATCTTCATTCATCTTACCCGACCACCTAAATGGTCTATCTGTTCTACAAAAGAAGGCATTCATAGCCTTTCTGGTTAATCTGTCTTTACATACTTTAGAGTTTTTACCGCCAATAAAATCGCCTATCTGAGATAATGCCACTGTATGTGCATTTGAAGTATCTAAAAACTCCAAAACAATGTCAACAAGTTCATCGAATTTACGAATATACTCGGTGCCCAAATGTTCGCCTTGAACGACACGACTTCTAAAATTTGTATAGTCATCGTCAAGCTCTAAAAAATATTTATATCCTAATTTTTTTGCTATATCAAAACAAGCACATCGGGCATATAAAATAGCTTTACGGTCATTATCTGGGCCCATAGCATCAACCTTTAATGCCTGCAATAACTTATTAAACATATACACATTATCCTCACCGTACAGAGAATAGTATTTGTCTGCATCTGCGTCCTCATTGTCTATGACAAGGATAATTCGACCAGTATATCCAGCCTGTTTCAAAGCTTTATACGTATAAACATTATCTGCTCTACCGTGTGTCAATATAAACACCACAAAATCTGTCCAATGTAACATACTAATCACCAACTCTCAAATAAACTGATAGTCAGTTAAATTAGACATACAATGATAAACGGCCTGATTTGGCCCGGTTAACCGACATGGTACGTCACACATACTCATATTAGTTACAAACTTGGACTTCTTTTCAAGTATATCATCATCCATAATATGACCAACTATTTCATAAGGTTTATGGCAACAATACATAACATTGCCATACTCGTTAACAGCTATCTGTGACCAATTCGCTATACATTTATCAAAACGCTCACCTAACATTTGCCATTTATAATTAAGCACAACACGTTCATCAATCCTCTGAATAGATTCAATCGCCGCTATTATTGTTTTTGCACACTCCCGATTTTGTGGGTTCTTTAAATAATACTCACCGTCGGTAGATTCAACAGGACGTATTACAATATAATCAACATCTAAATCAGCATTAGCGTTATAAAATTTATACACTTCATCAACTGTATTCGCCAACATTTGTATGCCCAATGACGTTTTAATATCATTCTCTTTCTTCCACTTGGCATACTCCTGAATATTATAGCGGGTATGCTGATAAAAACGTACACCACGTTTTGCCGCATAGCTATCTTCATCCCAAGCATCTAAAGACACTTTTAAATAATTGGGTTTAATGTACTTAAGATTATTAAAATTTGTATTAATACCATAAGCAGTATTGGTACTCTCCAGATAACCTGCGATAGCATCAAATTCAGGATTAACTGTGGGTTCACCCCCACCAGTTAATATAATACCCAATACACCAAGCTCTTTAAGTCTGTTTACATAAACAACAAAATCCTCATATGATACACATTTTGTACGCTGGGGTAATTTCCAACGATTGTATGTACAGTAGCCGCACTTATTGTTACAAAAATTAGTTAAAAACATATCTGCGGTAATCGGTCGCCTATCGTAGAACATTCTGTCAATATACCCCATAATTTTTGAATTACTAATAGCCAAAACAATTTCGCCCCCTCACTCATTCGCAGAATCAATTAACTTTAATATGTCCTTTGAAAATTTAACATATCCATTGGCAATGGCATCACCAACATCCACTATAACTAAAGCAGACTGTTCCATTAATCGTTGCATATCGACATCTGTATTAGCATAATAATCGGCTATCTTACCGTAATTAAAAGCCAAATGTCGAGTTGCAGCTAATCTTAAAAACTGCTTCTGTTCTTCAGGTACATTAGACTTATTTATTGCGTACAGTAATTCTTTATACTTAGTCTCATCAACAAGTTCGCCAATTTTTGGGCAATCATAATTCGGTAAATATTGAGGTATTTTAATTTTTGATGTATAATTTGATTTTATTTCCTGTTTATCTCTCTTAAATGATAATCCCATATATTACACCTCCACAGGGTCACCATACCAACATTTTGTAATTTCACTGTCGCACTTCATTGGTACAGATATTTTATCTTTAGCCGAATCAATCATTATCATAGATAATCTATCTGCAACCTTTTTAGCATTTTCGATGGGACATTCCCCAATCACCTCATCATGGACCTGTAAAAGTATCTGAAAACCCCATTCTTTTAATAACTTATCATCATGTACATGAATCATGGCTGTTTTTGACATATCGGCTGATGTACCTTGAATAATACTATTAACACACTGTCTACTTGCATCTGTTATCTTAAGTGTATTATCTTTAATCTCAATACCCTGTGCAGCTAACAGTTCCCGTATTTTTGATTTCCCCTTAGAGGAAAATGTTTTCTGCAACATTGACGTATATTTATCAACAATAGACTGTGGTACAGTTTCGTCAACAACAGCATCATTAAAACTCAATGGATTAAAGTTGGGAGAATTACCGTTTACATACTTAAATTCATACGGTTTAAGTAACATATTGGGTAAATGTCTTACCCTACCCCATGCAGTTGTAACATAACCATGCTCACTTGCAAATTGTTCCGTTGATTTAATAAAATCTTCAACATGAGGGAAAGCATCAAAAAATTTACGTGTCAATTTCTTTGCTTCATCTACCGATACACCTAATTGCTCTGCTACCGATTTATCACCCCTTGAATACATCAACCCCAAAACAATCGATTTACAAAAACTTCTACGTTCTTTACCTTCGGGATTAACCGTACCGTCAGGTCTAAACTCCCTACATTCATCATAGGGCACATCATATACTAATGATGCTACCCAAGAATAAATGTCTTTACCTTCCGCATAAGCACCAATCAAATTTTCATCACCGCTAATGTGCGCCAATGTTCGTGGTTCTTGCTGCTAACTGTTATTGTAGTTCGCTACACTACACCCCACTTTTCAATGGGTGTCGGGCTATATCTTCGTGTATCACGTTTCGACACGCTTGTGCCTACTCTACTTGCTGTCTTACCGTTAATATCGAATAAGAAAGGTTTTCGATAGCCTCCACACACGATTATTCTTTATACCATTTAGGAAACTCATATATATTATGCTTATATGTGTATTTACCGTATTTAATACTCTGTTTTATCTTACGCTGATAAACACACTCAGCTAAAGTATCGAATGGGTTTTCAACCGTTTTCCACCAATTATAGCCATCCCTATATGAGTGAAAATGTCGTTCATTACCAAATTCGTCTACACAAAAACAACCAATCGAACGAGTATCGCCGCTACCGAAATTATGATTACCTTTAGCCTTCTCTGATAGCTTGCGGCGGTGTTCATCTGAAAATGGGTGTATCTTACGATACTCTCGCATAGACTTCGATATTTTATTACGAACAATCTCTGACCGCATAATATCATCATGCTTCTGTTTGGGCTTCTCCTCAAACATGATATTATTATCGCCGCCGTAGCTCATATTATAACCGCTACGAACTGAATCATACTTAACAATATAATAAGTTTCTAAATAGTTTAAATCATCTAAACTATCGGCTGTATCAATCTGTTCAAACTTAAAATTTTCCACGCCATACTTACGCATAGCATTATACAAATGTCTTGAATTACCATATTTTGCACATTTTAAATGCTGCTGTTTACGATGCTCTAATGTGTTTATAGTTTGACCAATATACACCTTACCATTTATTTGATTTATTATCTTATAAATTATCATAACATCACCCCAAATAAAGTATAACACAATAATTGAGTTTTGTCTATAAGATAACTTATTAGAATAATCTTGCTCGGTATTACCATATCTAATGACTTAAGTTTCACCGACTTAGTGACATTTTACTTCTCCCAGTATGTTAAGAGAAGTCAGCACCAACAAGAACATAACCATCTTTAGCACAGAACATCTTTCGTATTTCCTTATTATGGGAAGGTATGTTCTGTAAATTCGGGTCCGAGCTTGAAAATCTGCCTGTTCTTGCCCCGTACTGATTAAAAGAACCGTGTAATCTACCTGTATTAGGGTTTACCATTTCTGGTAGTTTGTCTATATAAGTCGAAAGTAATTTTACCGTACCTCGATAATCTAATATAGCTTTACTTAACGGATGATTTAATGCTGTCAATATTTCTTCACCTGTGCCCCTTGGACTTTTCTTATCGGGTGAAGTTAATCCTAAAACATCATATAACAATATAGCTATCTGAGCTGGACTACCAACATTTATCGGGTCCGACAGTTTATTATCGGGATTAGCTTTCTTGTATGCCTCAATCTGTTTACTGTAGTTATTAATAATACTGTGTACTGTCGCCACCTGTTCATCGAGTATCTTGTGATACTTTTCAGACAGTTTCTTAGCGTATTCAATATCAAGAGTTATACCGGTATCTTCCATATCTACAACAACATCAATCAGCGGCATTTCGATATTCATAAATACACTATATTGTCCGGGTAATTTACGTCTATTTAATACTGTCTGCTGATACTCATATAATTCAAACGTCTTTATAGCATCACCAGCAGCATATAAATAAGCTACATTAACGGGTACAAGTGTAAAAGAAAGCCCATCAAACAACTTCTCATAAGTATACGCTTCATCGTCTGTTGAATTACAATATTTCAAATGCAGCGTTTTCAATGCCGCCGATTCATTTTCATCAATGCACCGGCTTGCCAACATCGTGTCCCAATAAGCATACAGCTTAATACCTATATGGTTTCTGATAACACGTATATCAAATTTTGCATTGTGCATTACCCATTTAATGTCCTTTAAATTATTAAAACAGTTATATAGAAATTCTTTTGTGGGCTGATTGGCCACCCTACTGCCCGTTATATAACTGATATGACCATAAGGTATGTATACAGCTTTTTCACCAGGCGTATACAAACATATACCAGCTAAATCGTCTAACATAGGATTTAAACCGCTTGTTTCGGTATCTAATGCAGCTGTACCATTAGACTGTATAAGATTAAAGTAATCTTCTATCTCTGCCTCTGTACGTAATACCTTATACTTATCTTTATACTTACCTAATTTAGTATTTACATAAGCACTAAGGGTATTTATTGTATCAAGTACATTCTTACCGCCCTTAACAGTTGCACCAACTGTTATAAGATTTTTAGATTTATTAATTATATCTGTATCACGTTTCTTATTATCAACTACCGGCACTTTCTTTATTAAACCCATTTAATCAACTCCTACGTGAACGTCTTGAAGTATTATCAACTGTTTCAGCTCTGCTTGGGGACCTCCTCGATGTAACCGGTTCACGATTATTTTCCACCGCAGGTCTACGTCTAACATTAGCGGGCTGATTATTATTGTTTGTATCAGTATTAGGGAAAACGGCGTTTTCAATGTAATATTCCATATCCTCAACAGACTTATCTAAAACAATCGAGCCAAGTAATTCAGGTTTTTCAATTTCGTTTAAGTCGATAGGTTTTTCGTTGGGGCATGGATATATTTCATATGTTGTCTGTGTGTCACCCGGTCTACCATGACGTTCTATCTCAAAAACTGTGTTGTAAAGTGGGTAATATCTATTTGCAAGACCTTCAAGTCTTGTAATAAACTGCTTACCTCTTTCCCAAATCTTAACCTTACCATCGTCTAAACAATACATAACAACAAATCTTGCAATATTGAGTTTATAACCATCACGACAAAGTGGGCATACATTTAAGTCCTCACCGTATTCTCTGGGACAATTCACATAACGCTCTTTGCCATTCAACTGTACTTTGTGAGCAGTAAAAACATCTAACTCACTGCAATCAGCAAACATAAACTGTACTTTAGCGGTATCACCATCAGTCTTAAGTACAAACCACTCACCACTATTACTGGGTACGTATTTGTCTGCATCATTATTAGCTATTCTTGCCATAATTTAATCTCCTCTCTTAACTATTCTTTCTGTAAAAGATACCGTCCGAAATTATTGAACGCATAATCGGTGACTGTGACGTACTTTGGAAAACAAATCTTGCACGTAATACTTTATTCCACTCAGCAGGATAAAGTTTATCCATTCGTCTACGATTATCAGCGGTTAAAGAATCAGGGTGAGCTAAAACAACTAATTTACGTCTGTTAATTCTCACATAAAAGACTGCTTTACCCTTATACAACACTTTGGCATCAACTGATTTAGTATACTGGATAACAAGGTTTTTATCGTTATAAGACCTAACAATACTTGAAAAAATATCCATTAATTCTTTACCTGTTGATTCGCCCCTATCTCGATGTGTGGTATCTTCAATTTCAGTTTCTTTTACAATAGCATCAACTTCTTTTTCCGCTTCTTTGATTTCTTCCTCAGGTCTATCCTCTACCCACCAACGCTCAAAGTTAGAATGAGTTACACACTTAACGCCGACACTATCAACATCAATGTATATCATTTCATCATCGATTTTAACGACTGTACCAGTGAGCAAAGTTCTTCGATTTAAGACCTTCATGTTCTTTTTTGGCATTGCCATATAGTCCTCTCCTTTCTATCTAAATTTTACAATTCATATATTACACGACTATATCCAAAAAGTCAATAGTTATTTAATAAATTTCTTTTAAATTTAAAACTTCTTTATCGAGGTCATTCAAATCTTTGCCTTCCGGTATTACATACTCTGTTATTACTTTACTTCGACTTAAATTTTTACGTAATTTCTCCGCTGCACGCCGACCAGCTGCATCGGGGTCTGTTGCAAGTATATATTTACGCACAGGTAACCCATTCAATATTTTGTACTGTTCCTTGGTACCCGTACCCAACAAAGCAACCGCGGGTATATCAAACTTCCAACAAGTAAGTGCATTAAATACGGACTCACATATCACAGCATACTGATAAGCTTTTTCCACAAAGAGATAAGCTGCATAGACAGGCTTGTCAACATCCTTCGGATAGTTAAAAAACTTGTAATTAACAGACCTACGAGCAACGAAAACACAGTTGCCATTAATATCACGAATGGGTATAGTAATGCAAGCAGTAGCAGCGTCATACCCAATATCAAATTTGCTAATAAGTTCATCGGTCAACCCCCTTTTATACATATATGGGTGGATATATCTGTATCTATCAAGTTCTTCTTCTGTTACATAATTCGTTTTTACTTCATTTTTAATTCGTTTTCGAGTTAAATTTAACTCGATGGGCTTACGTTCTTCGACTGTTATAGACACAAAGTTTTTTGATAACCATGACTTACCATACTGCCCCCTATCATCATAACCAAATATCCTTGATATTACATCGTATAAATTACCAGAATACCCACACGTAAAACAATGCGCCTCCATGGTAGATTTATTAATACCAAAAGAGGGTTTACGTTCTTGGCCGCCTTTATGGAACGGGCAGGTAACCATTAAATCGTTACCCGATTCTTTTATATCTTTAAAAATACTTAATCCTGCAAATGTAGCCTGTCTGCGTAATTCCACTAAAACATTATACTCAGACTGCATTATGGGATTACCATTAACGGAAAACATTCGGCTCACTCCTCCAAGATACTATAATATCATATGCTTTTTGTAATGTTTCCATATCAAAATAAGCAAAATGACAATCTTCCGGTGCTACCCCCAACTGTTCAGCTAACTTATCATATAAAATCCTACGCTCAGAAGGTGTTTCCCACATATTATCAAAGACTTCATGGCATTTACGTCTTAATCTACGCATAGGTTTATTAGCTAAAATACCTCTTGCTCTACGATATTTGTCTTTCGTTGCCCCGACATAGGCGTGACAAGCAGTACAAAAATAAATATGCTCAGTCTCATTTCTTGTAATATTTTTCTTTTTGGTGTAAATAACTTTACCACCACATAAATTACATACTTTAGGATAATAGCTAATACTCAAATAGATTCCCCCCTATCTCTAAATCGTTTTCTTTGATTTTCCACACGTTCTGAATTATCTGTATCATCGTCAGTAGCCGGTATATATAAAAACGTACCCTTGTCAATATCCCAAGCATAAAGAACTTTAGCGTTATTAATACCGTTACGATGTTTCTTAACTGTTAATTCAACTCCCGGCTCTTTTTGCTTGATTGATATAATCATACTTGCATTGTGGGCTATACCATCAGAATCACGTATATTCTCAACTTCCGGACTTGCATTAGCATCCATACCCAATCTATTAGACTGTACAACTGCTATAACGGGTATTTGTAATTCAACACTCAAATCCATTAAATCTTCTGATATATTAGTTAATGTCGTTGTTTTATTATCGCCACGTTTACCACGTTCATCCCGCAAATATGATAAACCGTCTATGCCTAAAACATCAACCTTATTCTGAATACAAAAATTACGTAGCTTAGATACTGTAACTGCTCTACCAAAGTCTTTGGGAGTAGCAACATAAAACGGTATCTTATTCTTTGTTAAACGGTCTATATAACTTTTATAGTCTATGTTTTTACCCCTTAATAAAGCTGTATTAGATATATTTGCATTTAAAGTGTCGAATCTATAACCAATACGATTATATGACATTTCAGGCTCTATTAAAGCCACAGTAAGCTTTGTACGCCAAAGATACTCTAACATCTTCAACAAAATCCATGTTTTACCCTCACCAGTACGGGCTAACAGTACAACAAATTCTTCCCCCTTATTCAGACCGCCAATTATCTCGTCAAGCTCATTAAAACCGGTGTGTAACAACACGTTCTTGCCACTCTGACGGTCTAAAAATTCGTCATAACGGGCTTTGGCATCTTTAATAATATTATGACCGACCACACCACCATTAGATGCAACTAATTCTGGCAGCATGGATTGTAAATACTCAACAGCAGAGTAGGAATTAGTCTGCAATAACTCAGCTATACGATTAACAACTGGTACAACTTTTGTATACTGATACTCCTCTCTAATCGTATCAAGTAAATATTGGTCACTCTCTATAACATTCAATACACTAAAACTGGGAAATTTGTTTAAAAAAGTTTCAACATCGGGCACATTACCATAAGTGGAATAATGGTCTAATAAAAATCTATACTCTTCTGGATAATTAGTAAAATACTCCTCTGTCAAGTTGTTATCAGTAATTAACGATATACTTTTTGTGTTTAAAACTTTACTAATTATCTGCACATCTGTCATAATGTCACCTCGTTTTTATTACGCTTATCTGTTTCTGTAAAATGTATGTGTCTGCTTGTACCCCAAACACGACTGTACAAACGCTGACCTAAAAAGTCTTTCATGTTTTCTTCGTCTGCATTACCTGTATATATGTTAGATAAACCGTTAGTAATACGATAATCGATATACGTTAAAAGTAGCGTATGCTCATACGGGGTTAAACTCTGTACTGCTATATCATCCCAAACAACTAAATCTGCTGTATATATCTTATGCACAAGTGATTTTAAACCGCGTTCATCACCCGAAAAACTGGCTTTGTGCATTGCTAATAATTTTGGCACGAACACAAACACACCTCGACAATTAAAACCGTTACCACTCCATACCTCATTAAAGTATGACACTAACAACCTTGTTGCCCAGCTTGTTTTACCATTACCAGTTGATTCTGAATAAATATACAAATTTGAACCGTCGCGCACAAAATCCAAAATTGATTGTTTTACACCTATAAGCTCTCTAAAAGCTACTCGGTCACTGCCATCTGCATAAAGTTTCGGCGGTAAATAATTCTGTTTCGGTAATTCAGCCAGTTCGCATAATCTACGCATTTCCATAAATCTGATACAACGACCTGTACAGTCGCCCGTGTCAGCTAAGTTACACACATCTTTGTACCACACACAATCTGCATTCACATTTACACCCCCTAAATTTGCCGTTATTTCGCCTGTAAGCAGTTTTAACTCACCAGACGATAAATTTATCAAGACCGATTATAAAATTAACCACAAGTCAAAATACAGGAAATTTTCGACAGCTAAATCAATGAGCTTAAAACCATTCGACCTCTCCTCGGGCAATTCGCTCATTCCTTGCTCTGATTTCTTCCTCAGTTGGGCCAGATTTTAACTTATCACTTTCCCAACTGGGTCGACCGGCTTTACTAAAGCCTTTAGTACGTGTGTAATTTTCGATTGAGTAAATCAGAGTTGTATGGCCGCAAGCTATCGCACGATTGATAATCTCGATACGGTCTTTGTCGTTTTTTACGTTGTCAGACAAGGCAGTTAATTGACCACGTACGCCCTCCGGCGTACAGTGGGCTTTCGCCGTTACTAAAACATTCCCAAACTTCTCCAGAGCTGATGTGACTGTTTCGGAGAAACCAAATTCGTCAGAAATCCTAAAGAACATATCTCCGTAGTCGTTTTTTGCTTTTTTGGATTTTTTAGTTGTGAGTGTTTTCGGGGCCGCATTTTTTGCGGTTCCGTTAGTGCTATGAGAAATACTTTTAGTATTTCGAATAGTGCTAATTGATATATCTGTATTATTTGTTTTTGTATTATTATATATAGTATTATTTGGCTCCGTTTTCGTAAACCCTTGGGTTGTCGAATTCGTTAAGTCAAGGGGCTCCGTTTTCGTAAACCCTTGATGTTCAATATTTTCACATCTTGGAGAAACCCCGGAATCGTCAGCTTTTTTAACTGAATCTGTCGTTGTTTTAGGTTCTGTTATCTCCAATACTTCAGCAAGTTTATTCTCGTCAATTTTATAATGAATTACAGCAGGTAATCCGATTAATTTTGTGGACAAAATACCCATCTTTATTAGTGTGTTAATAACTTTTCGCTGCTCATACATGGTTACACCTAAATTATCCCGTAAATCTTCTCTGGTGTAATAAAAATATTCACCATCGACTAATTTATCGTTATGTTCTAAATAAGCATATTTAGCGTACATTTCGCCGATTATAGCGGCACTTGTTAATCCTAATTTTTTGCAGAGAGTTTTATTAACGATGAAATACCCCCTTGAACTTAAAACATTTGCCAAACTCATAAACTTTACCTCCTTTAAATATTAATATTTTTGTGTGTAAATTTTATTTAATGTTTTTTGAATTATTGGTGTATAAATATACATATATTTTGCATGATTATACGATACTTATACTTTTCTTGACTCCATAAGGTCTGATTATTATATAACCGAGTTTTTCTAATTTCTCAGCACAATCTTTAATATGACCAGCATTACAGCCACAGATTTTAGATACATCAATCCATCGTACCATATAATTACCTGTTACAGAGCTTTTACAGAGCGTATATAACACACCGTAAAGTAATTTATCTAAGTGACTTAAGTTCTTGTCCTGGGACACTTTAACGGGTATTACAATCTCTTCGAGTTTCTGAATGTGCATTTCTTATTCCACCTTTCTATGATATAAATTATTATAAACAAAAATATCGTTATGGCTCAAGAGAGGTTCGTTGAGTGCCATAACGATATTTATAAATCCCAATTAATGACTTGCATGGTCACGATATATAAAGTCGGCGTCCCAACCTTAGATTCATTTTTTTGTGTATAGTGTCTTTACTTGTTCACGCCACGCATAGTTAGGAAAAGCGTTAGCATTACGGTTACATTTTTAGTATAGTCGTATTTCTCAAAAAGTCAATCACTTTTTAGGATTAAATATATTTTCAGTATTTATGTCTAATAATTTAAAAACTCTATGCTGATATTCTTGTACCATTTGTAAAACCATCCAGTTAGGTATCGCATTACTAACATCGGAGGCATCATAAACGGTAAAGCCGCCATTCTTAGTTTTTACAATTCGAATTTCTTTAAAGAGTTTATAAAATATTCTATCTATCTCCCTAAGAGTTTTTAATTTCTCTTCCTCAGTTAAATCCATTAAATTTCCCCCTTATTTAAGGCCTAAATCATTTTTCGTGTTAAGTAATGCAGTATCTACTTCATTAAATACTGTGTCCCACAGGTCTTTACGCTGGGTATTAATATCTTCATTAGGGTTTACAGTACGTTTTTCCGAATAATCAAACTTATACCAAACGCCGTTAAGCTCTATACTAATACCAGTACCAGCCGAAATCTCAATATTTTCTACGTGACAGTTGCATTTATCTCCACAGCTGCACTTTGTTTCTGTTTCAACTTTGTTCTGTACTGATGTGTCAGTGTCATAAGTTTCCGTTTCATGTGTTGTGTCAAGTACAGGTTCGTCTGATTCTGTGGAGTTTGTTTTCCAAGGCATATCAAGCACTTCTTTAGGCACATCTGCATCAACTGGAGCTTCGTTAGGTTCTTCTACAACATTTGCAGGTGCATCAACCGCACCAACAGATTCTTCACCCGGCTCATAGCCACCACATTCTTCGCATGATACTGTAATCTCTTTGTTGTTTTCGTCTAAATCAACAAAATCAATACCATTACATTCAGCACAACAAGCATCATTAGGGTCACCAGCATATTTACATTTAAACATAATATTATCCTCCTGTAATTTATTTATCAATGTTTTTAACAAGTTCGTCTACTTGATTTCGGTTAATTAACTCAAGCAGCAGTAATGAATATCCTATAATATCTACAACTGTGTCTGATATACTTTCATTGGTTATTGTAGGATTTTGTTTGTTTAGTGTTAGATTTTCTAACCTATTGAGTTTATCGGTAATTCTTATAAAGTAGGCATACCAACCGTACTCATTAAATGTACGCTCAAATGCGGCGTCATAGTCGGTGTTTTTACGCTCAACAAGATTACTGATTGCATTACCAATTGTTTGTATGTTGCCCATATATTACTCCTTTTTAGCTTTTTAAACCAACTCTAACTGTATGTACTGGTTTACTGTCTATGCAGTTAGTCAATTCAGCTGCATCAATCTGATTGTTGTAAATAGCCTTTTCAAGGGCATCTTCATCTATGTACGGCTGCATTTTAACGATGCTGCCCCATAATTCTGTCGAGATTTTACCGTTATCAACCATAGAATTAAGTATTTGTATACAGCTGTCAGTATTAATAGTCTGTCGATATGATGTTGAAACACTACATTTGATATTATTAACTTCAAGCGTATCAATACCCGCATCAAGATAATAGTTTTTTATTGTTTCTTTTTCATTGTCACATATCTTTTTAATTGATTTAAGCTGTTTGTCATGGTCATAATAATCCTCTATTAGATGATTAATAGCTGGTTCGTTCGGTTTACCTGTTGTTAAATCGTTGTTCATCGAATACATCCCCCTCATAAACAAGTTTACTGTGGATTTCGTGGTAGTCTTTATGTTGTCTTGCTAAAGTTCTTCTACCCTTATTACCTTTTATGTAGGCATTATTAAAATCAGACATACAGCCTTTATGAGTTGTAACGATTTTAGCTTTGAAGTCTTTAAACATCCACACATCGTCTTTATGGAAGAACTTAGTACCTCTTCTGTCTAAGTAGACAAAATCGGGTAATTGAATACCATTAGGCTTGGGAAAATTGGGATTATACCACCACTTAAGCCATTTACGAATTGTAGACGGGGTAACACCGATTGCATACCCAATGTCTGTTGTTGTTACATAATCATCATTATTTATTACTTTTTGAACTGGTTTTTTAGGCAAATAAACACACCTCCTTAGTCTAAAATATAGTGCAACACTTTACCAACATTTTCTTGTGGTAATTTACCGTCAATTAATAAGTCAGCCATTTTACCTTTACCATATACAATTTCTTCTATAGCTTCATCTATAGTATTTTTAGTAACTAATGTAATTATGCTGACTGTGCCTTTTGTACCTATTCGATACGCCCTATCTTCTGCCTGGTCTTTCAATGCCCTGTTCCATGGGCTATCCATAAAAATAACTGTCTGTGCAGCTGTGAGCGTAAAACCAGTACCCAAAGCACCTATTGTACCTATAATGACTTCGCAATTTTTATCGTTCTGGAATCTCACTTTTTCAATATTACGTGTGGTCTCATCGACATCACCGGTTATATAAGCTGGGTGATATTTGGCTAACTTATCCCGTATAACATCTGTTACAGCTGACCAATTGGAGAATATAATGCACTTTTCATTCTTCATGTGTATTTCCTCCACTAATTCAAGTAATCTGTCCATCTTAGCTGATACTTGTACAGTACTACTTAAAATGCCTGTCCAAGCGGTGGCTTGTCGTAGCCTAATTAATTCAGACATGGGATTATGTGAGAGCTGTATTTTATCAATGTCTTTTCGTAATGCCGTTTTTACTTCTTCATAGATTTTAGCCTGTTTTTTGTCCAACTCAACATATTCTGTCGAACGAACCTTCGGCGGCAAATCAAGCACCTCTGTTTTTAATCTACGTAACATAGCTACACTCATAATAGATTGTAATTCATCTAAGTTTTTATAGCTTAAAACTTCTGTACCTGCATACCCACCTAAAACACAGTAATGTTTTTTAAATTCGTAAAAACTGCTGTTGATATAATTAGTCCATTTAAGGGGTACAAATAAATCTAATGGTGTATTCATTAAAAATGTACCACTCAAAGCTATTTTTCTTTTACATTTTAAGGCTAAAATAGCTCTACCCTGTAGGGACGTTGGATTACGTGATTTATGTGCTTCATCAAATATTACAGCATCAATTTCGCCCATTTTACAGAGGTTATTTATACACTCCACCATGGGGAACACATATTTACCACTTTTCTTGTAAGCTAATTGCCTAAGTGTTTCGATGTTTGTAATGATGAAGTAATTGTCGGGTAAATTATTGAGGTCATTTAACTTATCGTCACTGTTACCTATGTATTTTTTACCCTTTTTAGTGTATCTTGTACCCAAAATCCACGATTTTTCATTGCTGTGTATTTTAACTTCTTCTTCCCAGTTGTATTTAAGCCCATTAACACCACAGATAATTAAACAGTGTTTAGCGTTATTACGCTCTTTATTAATTGTGCATATGTCTATTATCTGTTTAGTTTTACCTAAACCTTGGTCATCACCCAATAGCCAGGTGTCATGCTCAAGGCCATAATTAATGCCATCAAGCTGATAACTATAAGGCTGTGTTTTAAACTTAAAATCAGCCGGTATCAAACTCCCGCCCTTTTCAACACTCCTTTCAAATGTGCCTGTTAATTTGATTGTATAATCTTTTAATACTTTATTACATACAATAGCAATTAATGAGTATGGTATTTCCCAGCATCGTTTATCAGCTAAATATATACGGGTAGACAGTGATTTTATTTTGGTGATTAAATCAGAGTCGTAATCACAGTATATAAAGCCAGAATATGGATTAATTATACTTTTCTTTAGCTTAACAGGTTTATCAATAACTATTTCTACCATCTGTACAATCTCACCTCCTTTATGAGTAGAATATAACACGAGTGTAACATATTGTCAAGAGTTTTTAATAAAAAAAATAAACAGCAGTATAAAAACTGCTGTTTATCAGAGGATAATACATTGATTATTTTATTTGCGTGTCGCCAAACACACAAAAACAAGAAGAGATTAACATTAAATAAATTTAAGGAAAGTAATCAGAAAACAAATGTTATTTGTTTGTACTTTTTATGTTAGCACACATTTTAAATTATGTCAATATGATTTAACAACTTTTTGATAATATCTCCAAGCTTTACCTTCTGCCACATCTATATCTTCTAACCATGCTTTAGCTAATTGTATATATGTGTTTGAATCATTGCCAAACACACCATAATTATCACTGTAAAGCATATTTAACACAAAATAGAAGTCATACTCATTAAAGCGTTTAAAAACAATGCCCGCTTGTTTAGCTGCATTTGTTGTTTGTTCTAAATCCCAATGTTCACCGACTGAGCCGTCCATGTTTTGCATACCAGCAACGGCGGCATGAGCGGTTTCTTTATCGAAATGCTCACCATAAACACTTACGTATAAATCGTTGGAAACCATTTTCTCTATTTTAGGATTTTCTATTTTTAAATCCGTTAATAGTTCATTAAAAATGTTAACCCACTCATTGAATATGTTTAGTGCATCATCCTTATTACGTACTTCTTCATAAAGCTGTTTAATGGTCATTAACACACCTCCCAAGCACCCCAAATTATACTATCGCCACAATCCCATGTGTCATATATAGTACCGTCTATAATGCAGGTAATATGACCTCTCATAGTCAGCAAATATGTGCCAAATGAGTGCGTTGTTATAAATTGTTTTATACTCAATCTACGCCCATCACACCTATAACAAACACTGGGGTAAAGTCTGTTTAGATATTTTTCCACAAACCCCACATCGTCAAGTATTGTACATTGTTGTTGGGCTAATATACTTAAATCAGTATAGACTTCGTCCCAATCTTTGTGTTGGGCAGTACTTATAGCTCTTATAACACAATCATTTACTTGACGATTTTGTGGGTTGCAGTTATAGTACTTATACATCAGAGTTCTTTAATTTTGCGGGCGTATTTTTTAATTATATCAACACCTTCTTGACCGTCTACACTTTCCTGAAGCTCCTCGATAAAACAAACTACACTGTCCATCATATATTCAAGAGCCTCTAAGCTCTTATCTTTGGCACCATAGTTACCGCCCCTACGGTATTCATCGTAGCTGTCCATGTAGTCATCGTAGCCATCCATCATACGTGTAAAATACATTTTAGGGGCATGGCGATTATATCTACCGCTCATGTCTCTATCATCGTCACGCATCATATATCTACCACGACTATCTCTACGTCTTGCACCAAAATCCTCATCGTAATCTCGTCTATATCTCATGGTTACTGCCTCCTTTTGACATTCTTCGTCAACTAAATTTTTATGAACCGCAACAAGTGTTTGTAGTGTACTAAGATTATCAGTGTCAATACCACTATTTTCAATATTCTTAATACTTTGTTCGATTAATTCTTTTATTTTATCCATAATCAACACTCCTTACACTGTTGCGGTAGTAAGTAATGTTGCAGGTGTTACTGATGTACACGGTAAACAGTTTTTACCAATGTACTTAAATACACCTGTTCCTACTGCTGTCGATACTCTTGTGGGGTAAATCCTACGTGTTCTGAGTTGTGAAGCATAGATTGGTGTACAATCTTTATTTAAAAAGTCGAATACAGTTGTACCACCGTTTATAGTAAACACAACTGGTGTTGCTATTGTTACCGTAGTGGGTATTGTTTGAGCAATCACAATACAGTATCTACCATTGTTTAGATAGTTGCCTTCGGGTAAGTCTATTGTTAATTGGTTATTTGCAAATGTAACACTTCTTGATATTACAAGGTTGTTACACAGTTTACAGTTGTTAATGCAATTAGACATTATATAACCTCCTTTGCTTAAAATAATAGGAGATAGTGTGGTTTACTATCTCCTATAAATCACACTAAAATAATAGTGGAAATATTTAATTAATTATGCACAGCAGCCGCCGTTGTTGTAACCACAGCCGGTTGTATTATATCCATAGGGATATGAATAGCTCTGATAGGGTGAGCAGGTAAGATATGCCGGAATTGGTACGGGTTTAAGCTGATTAACCAGTGTCTGTGTCTGTGCATTATTCTGTAATGCAAGTTGAGCAGACTGTAACTCAGTTCTAAGGGCTGTAATCTCATTCTGTGTAAGCGTGTCAATAATTCTTTGTGTGTTAGCATTATTGGCATTAATAATGTCACAAGTATTCTTTGCCATATTATAGTTTACACCGTCAATACTTCTCTGTGTTTCACAGCAGCAGTTTTGGAGATTAAAACCAAGTGTGTTAATGGCCTGATTTACGCCATTGAAACCGTTGCAAAGGTTAGAATTGATTGCATTTGAGTTGGAATTTATAGCGTCCCTTGTCTGATAACCTGTTTCAGCAATACTTGACTGTGTTTTGCAGCAACATTCAAGGAGCTGATAACCAAGGTTAGCAATGCTACTGTTCATTGAATAAAAACCATCACAAATACCGTTTTGAATACCTCTTGCAGCGTTATCAAGCTGACTGAAATTCATGGCATCTGAAAGGCTCTGTTGTGTCGCAGGTGTGCAACAAGGTGACCAATTAGCAGCACTGTTACCATCATTGCCATTTCCATTAAAACCGTTTCTGCCCCAACCGAGGAATGCGAAGATGAGGAATACTATAATCCACCAACTGCCACCATCTCCCCAAGAGTTATTACGATTGTTGTCATTAGTCAAAAGGGCAACATCCGAAGCACTTAAACCGTCTGAATAAGCCATAATAAAACCTCCTTAAAAAAATAAATTATTGTATATAAGTTTTTGCAAAAACTATCTTTTATTAATATTCTGCATAAAAGCGGGAAATTCTTTGTCGAAATCTATACCACGTTCTTTTAAAATATTTCGGGCAAACTGCTCTACTTGCTGACTTTGACCATTGTTTGCCATGTTTATAAGATTAGTAATCATGGGATTTTTATTCATGCCCATCATTGATAAGGCATTCATAAGCAACTGTTGAGGATTGCCTCCACCGCTCATAAACATCTGCAATATCTGCATAGGGTTATTCATTAATTATCACCCTTCCTTTTATAATCTTTTAAATCATCTGTTAAGTCACGTAACTGACGTTTGATGCTTTTGATTTCTTCTTTAACATCTTTCATATCCTTGGGTTCTTGTTTTAACATTTCCTGTACATCGTCTACTGTTACATATTTAGGCTGTTCCTGTTTTATATCATCAGGCGTTACAGGTTTATAAATAACTGTTTTACTGGTGCCATCCATTTGAAGTTGTTTAGTTACAATAGCACTACCATCAGTAATGGGAAAATAGCTAATACTACCATCAAGAGGTATGTCTGTTGCTTTTACAACTTCAATACTATCAACTGATTTACCCTGTAATCCCACAGTCTGTACAGGTGTTTGTGGCATAAACTGTTGAGTATTTGGCTGTGTGTACTGTGGCTGAGGTTGGGAAAACTGTGGATATTGTTGCTCTAACATACCCAATCTCTGCTGTTGTTGCATCATCATTTGTGGGTTATACTGATACATGTTATTACCAAACATATTAATACCTCCTGTACTTTTTAATCTTAGCGGCTAAAAGGCTGGCAGCTTGTTCAGCATCAGTCTTAGACCAACCACCTACATTAATTAAGTAATCAACTAACATCTTATCTGTCAACATTCTACCAGCCTCCAATTATTATTTATCTTATGTATTTATTATCGCACAAAAATAAAGCTATCGTTTAATAATTAAACAATAGCTTATAGATATAAATTTAACATAGATTTAATTCGTTTTTAATATGTCTAAATATTGCTGTAATTCGGGCGATAATAAAACGCCTTGTGTATCTAACAAATACTTAAGCTGTTTTCGAGCTTTAGTGATTAAATTGTCAATGGATTCTTTTGTTAAATTCATTTCTTCCGCAATTTCAACATGAGATTTTTCTTCGACATAAAACAACCACAATACCTTTTCGTACCTATATTTTAGACCAATAGAAGAAATGATTAGTTTTAAATACACTTTAGACATACGTTTTAATAGATTATTAAATTCGCTTTGTGTTGTATCAGCCACATCGTAATCCTCCTTAAAATTGTACAATATGGTTAAGGATTAGATATATTGCACTTAAACTATTCTGCTTTGTTATAGGCATTACTTTGGGATAATGTACTATCTGAAATGTCGTTTAGTATTATACCATTATCTCCAGCGACCATTTCTTCTGCTGTTTGTTCAGAACATAAAGAACCATTACTTAAAAAGTCACATAAATTTTGCTGTGCTTTACTGTATGTTATTACCAATGCGGTGCTAAATATTGCTACAACCAAAACTACACAGATAAACGCTATTTTAATAATACTCACAAGTTTTTCATTTACATCTTTATAAACAGCCGCATCTTTAACTTTTCTGTCGAGTTTTTCCTGTAGCATTTCCATTTTGTTTAGTTCTTGTTCGATTGTATCAAAATTTTGCATTAGTTATCCCCCTTAACAGAAGATGATGGTTTAAAATTTTTTACATCAGTATCTTTTTTAATCTGTAAAACTCTAACAATCATTGCAATTACCTGTTCTCTTGTGGCAAACATTTGAGGCTGTGTGCCATCAGATATACCAAGTTCTTTAGCTTCTGCTATATCAGCTTTAGCCCAATCGCTACAAGGTTTTTCAGCACGTTCGGCTAAATTATTGTTCAAAAGTTTATCAAAATCTGTCTGTGACATTGTTTCACCTTCTCTTAGTCTGTTTTCGACTTCGGTCAAAAACCAAGTTAAGTCTAAACCATCTTTTATGTAATTTTTATCTATTAATATTCTGGGACAGTTCTTACCGTTCCATTGAAAATGTGTTTTGATATTTTTGATACCAAGCTTTTTCATTTTTAAAACCGTTAGTTGTACAGCATTTTCAAGTGTTTTTCTACGGTCACCACTTTCGCAAATTTCAATGGATAATGATGTAGTGTTACCATAGGTATTACCACAATGATAAGCTACTTCATTATCTGGTATAGCCTGTATAATCTCTTTTTCATCGACACAATAATGCCAAGATGCAATACGTGTATTCGAGGGGTTATCAAACCAATCACGCTCATTACGTGCAGTGCTTTTAGTATTAGCTGTTGAGTGTATTGTTATTGATGTTTTATTTGTTTGTATACCCGGACGTAATTTGGGGTTATTTAAAAATTTTTGAACTATTATCACTTACCATCACCTTCATTAGTTGGTTTATTAAGCTGAGTGCCAAAATAAAAAGAAATTACAACTGTAAAAATTGTTAAAAACTGTTCCGGCTGAATATGCTGTGTACAAGCTAAATAAGCGAATACACCAGTTAAAACTAAAGTAACAATAGTCTTAACATTTATCAATTTGATTAACGCTTTAGACATAAAATCACCTCCCTAATAGTTTATATAATCATATTATCACTAAAAATTGACAATTACAATAGACAAATTAAAAAATTTTTAGCTTAACCTTCAACTCTGACGCACTTTTTATATGCGTATAATGCGGATACGACTTAATCGCCTTGTAAGCAGCAAGTTCTGCGGCTGTAAGCGGTGTTTCAATGGGTGTGGCGAGTATGTATATAACGATTGCACCAGTTGTCAATTTTCCCGTTGTACTCATATACTTAGTAGATAGTTGTTCATTATTATAGGATGCAATTTTTCCTATTCTCTGCACAAACACACCCCTCTTAAAATCTACTTCGTCACACACCCATTGTTGCCCTGTACTGTCTGTATAATTACCGCCAGTATCAACAGGTATACCGCAAAGTCCATTAGGTGTATTGATTGTAAGTGTTTGGCTATTGCCGTTATTGTCTGATACCACCACATCTACACTGCCGCTGTCACCTATGCTGTTGATTGGCTGAGGATAGTCGGGATTAGGTGAAGGTATGCCGCCTGTATATGGTTCATAATTTGTTAATGTACTGCCTTTTTGCAACATTGGTTTCGTAAAATAGAATTGTCCGCCCCAGTTTGCAAATACTAAAACTACACGATTTACATTTTCATCAAAATCATCTTTAACGCTGAATGATAAACTGTATCTTGTATATTCGTCTATCTTTGATGTTACATAAAACTCCGCAAGATTAAACTTTACCCAGTCTTGTCCTTTTGTATTTGTATAAAATGCAATCAGTCTTACTGGGTTCAATGTATTAAAACTACCTTTAATATATCCAGAAAACGTATATGTTTCACCGACTTTGAATTTAATATTTTCTGTATGAAAATTAGGTTTAACCGATATGCCCGTATTTCTATTACCATTTTCCACATCAGCATTGACCTGCCATTCTCTGCCAGCAAAATCCGTATCTGGATTTACGATTGCTATTTTAGCATTATTTTGTGGGATAAAATAATAAGTACTATTAACCAGATTAGCTCCCGTAGTCGTTTCTTGCCAACTCTTTCCATACAGATGCAATCCCAACTCTGCACGATATGTATTATTTGCCGCTATCTCTGTGCCTTGATATTCATGCTCTTTTGCATGGTAGCGGTTGTTGCCATGCAGCAATAACATATTATCACTTCTCACACAATCACCGTCCTTGACCAGTTATAATAACTGCCATCATACAAAAACGTATATTGATACATACCACCTGTTGGCAAGTCCATATAGTCATAGTCGTAAGCTTTCTTGCTGTTTTCCGGCAGTGTTATATCTAAGTCTGTCTGTATAAGTCCGACTGCTCCGTTATACACGTTCCCGATACTTACAAGGTCAGCAGTAAGCTTGATTTTGTCAGCCGCCGAATAATCCCACACACCATCATCAACAATCACAAAACTCTCATATCGTTTAGGTTTATTAATTAAGTCGGTATAACTGCCCGTTGTTGCGACAGTGGCAAGCTGTAAGATATTAAGCAGGTAATCTTTAGTCGGAGCAACAAGCTGTATGTCAGTCAGCCATACCCAAGTAGGATTGCTTAACGCCGTACCATCTATTGCCGTTGTATAGTACATATAAGCGGATTGTACATCACCCAGCACAAAACAAATGTCCTTTTCTTTGGGATTTGCGATAGCTCGCATCTCTTCAATAGTCTGTGTAATGTATATTGTTGGCATTAAGCCTATAAGCTTACGTTGCTCTTCGAGGATGGCTCGGCTTTCCGTAACCATTTCAGACACCTCTGTCTTATCTGTGCCGACCTGTTCGGCAAGTTGTTTTGTCGTAGTTACGTTGGTGTCAGTCTTATCCTTGTTGAGTGATGCCGCATTGGCTTGTTCAACAGCAGTATCTTTAGCTATTACTGCATCGTTTTTAGCTGCAAGGGCTGTATCGGCATTAATTTTAGACGATTGCACATAAGACTGTAATTCTTCTTTGGATATATTTAAAACATATACAATATCAAAATCCGCTTCAATATAACTTTCGGTTGTATCAATACTGGGTGTGTTACCATTAATAAGTTCAGTACCGATAGTTTTTTTGCACAGAAATATTTTATAATCTATCTTACTGACCGATTTATTTGTAAAATTTATCTGTATACCAAAATAAACCATTTTCACACCTAAAAAAGTTAAGGTGTCCTCTTGAGTAAATGGTACATAAAAGTATCCGTTGTTAAGTTGTACTTTATCCGAACCATCCTTTTTATATGTTTTAGTGACAGTAGGATTATTGTCTTTTGTGCGGGATAAATAAAACTGTATACTATCTACAGTATCTATTAAGATATTATTCAGGTTTACTTTTAACATTAACGTACTACCCGGGTTAATTACGTTCACATTATCACCTCTTTACATTAAAAAACGGTGGTAAATTAATACCACCGCATATGAATTTATCAAATGAGCATTTTGTAGAAACTGTGAAGAAGTGTATAAGCTGCGACATCGTCTTTATTTGTGTAGACAATTTTCTTTGTGTCTGTATCGGCAATATAGAATTTATCACCTCTGGCCGAAATTACTACAAAGTTTTCTCCGATGTCCCATATATCGTACACTTTACCGTTTACACAGGGTTTACCATCTTTAGCTGTGACTTCATCAGTCTTAATAAATTTACCTTCAATGCTACCTGCTCTGTCCTCATATTCAGTAGCTTTAAGCATACCCTTTTCGGAGAGATAAAGATAACATACACCATCATCAGGAATAGGTGTTTTAACACCCTTATCATAAGTATAGTCGTGGTGAGCATCAGCTACCACTGTTTTCTTTTCAATAAGTTCACGCATAATCATAGACCTCCTTAAGCAACTGTTGTAACGGGATTACCATCAGCATCTAAACCGAGTGCTTCAAGTTCTGTTGTGACAGCTTTTCTGTATCTTGTGGGAACAAGCGGTACAGATTTATTTTCGGGGTTGCAAGTTCTTCTACCTGCGATTACAAGTGCTAAGTACATATCTACCATATTTAAAAACCTCCTTATAAATAAAAAGATAATAAGTGACTTTAGATTACTGAGCATTGCCGTCAGCATCATACCCACCCGCCTTAAGCATAGCCTTAACTGCTTCTCTATATGTTGCGGGTACAAGGGGTACATCAAGGTTGTCTAAATTACAAGTTCTTTTGTGTGCTAATACTAACTGATAATACATTTCTTTCATTCAGTTGTGCCTCCTCCACTTAATGCTAATACAGCTTCGTAAATAGTTGCTTGAACCTCTTGGTCGTTTAAACGGTTCTCCAGATTCTGCTCATACTGGTCAGCTATTGCCTCCATAATAGTTAACTGTGCTTCACTTATTTTATCTGTGTCAGATAATTCAAACCGTTGTGTGGCCCAGTTATACTTCTTACCAATGAGGTTATCTGTATTTTCTATTGTGTCTACATTAACATAAAACCTACTGGATAAATTATGGTCATAATAGAAAATATCAGTACAAATATTTTCTAAATTTATTTTAGCAAATTTCATAAATTATCGCAACCTTTCTATTTTATACCAATCTAACGATATATCTCTATTGGCTTGAGCAGTTAATTTAAATCGAATACGTGTAATATTTACTGCTGTTACATAACAATATAACTGTTGTTTACCCTGTTCATCAAGTTTAGTACTATTTCCAAAAGGCATAGTATATAATTGGTCACTACTTAAAACTTCTCCAGACGAATCTTCATTTTTAATTTGTAGCTCAATATGTAGCCCAATAAACGCACTCGTATTTGCAGTATACGGGGATGTACCTTGAAAGGTTATTTTATATACAGCGTTATCAGTTTGATTAATTATCACATTATTAATATCGTGGGTAACAGTTGAACCTTGAGTATTTTCAGCTATTTCCACACCGTCAGTAAATGTAGTTGGTACAACTAACTCAGTTGTATTACCCCTAATATCTTCCTCAATTAAGGGCTTTAGTATCGATATAACTTCATTAGTTTGTTGGGTTACATTGGCTAATTCAGTTAATACTTTATTTAATTTAGCCATTAGGGTACCAGTCGTTACTGATGCCCCTCCCCCATCATCAGAGGTTACACCAATTCTGTTTTTAACAGCATCTAAAGTTGGTTTATCTGCTATTTGTACTCTATCCCCTGTTGCCATGTTATACCTCCTCTAAATAAACTATGCCATTAGCTGCTACGCCCCATTTATATTTAATGCTACCATCTTCTGAATATACATATTGAGCATCATATATACCCTTTTCGATTCTATTCATATCTTCGGGCATAACGGTATCATTTGTTTGCCAGTTTGTTTTTGCGTTAAATGCCATTATAAGCCCTCCTTTATACGTATAGTATGTTTCATTATAACTGACTGCTCAACAGGCACATATAAGTTACTTGCAAACATATTAGTACTCGCTTTATCTAATATATTAATAGTATGTATTGTATCAATGCCAGAATCAGGTGTAACTTGATAGCTTAATGTAACTACACCCACATTATTTTCAACAGTAGCGCCAACAGATATAAAATCTGTTATAATTGCTTGACCCTCATTAATTAACACTGTTTTTATATTATCTGCTATGCCTTTAGCGGCGTTCAATAATCCTGCATTTGCTATGGAAGGTACACTTGCCATTTTTTTAATCACCTCGTCTGAGTAGGACAAAAATGGTTTCTGTCCCAAGTTCCATGTTACACCAAGTCTGTAATTGTATACAAGATTAGCTGTTGATACTTCCTCATTAACAAGCATTAAATCACTTATTGTCGGTAAATTTACATACACCATATTAGCAGGTTTAATTCTTGTTAATGTAACAGCTACTTCATGTGCGTATACTTGATTTTCCGCAACTGATTCTATGTATATTGTATAATTATCATAATCTATTGTCAATGTGTATTTGCCGACACCAATTAATTCGTCAAGTCTTTCCCGTAAAAATTTAGTGGTAAACGGTGGCTGCATCGAAATCCTGTTCATTAAACGTATTCGTCTGAAATCGAGTGTTTCGACAGATGGATTTGCCATTATACCAAGTTCATTTTCTCGATAACTTATAGCACGTTCATTTGATGTCATTATAAACTGATTATCGAGTAGTGTATTCAATTCATCTTCTGCAACATTAAAATTTTTATTTTCAGTATCAACAATTTGTTGTATTTCTTCAACATCTTTGTATACTAAGGGGAAATATTTACCAATATCAACTGACATTTACATTACCTCCTTACGATTGCTGAGTTAATGTTACAGTACCGAGTTTTGGTAACTGTTGTGATTGAGCTGTTTCAATTAATTCTACATCGTTTGCACTATCATTAAGCGTAACATTAGTTACATTGGCTACACCACTGACCCTTAGTATGTTTGCAATTATACGTGCTACATAAACAGTTACATGGTAATTATTTAATTCATCAGCTATACCCCAATTAACTCTTAATTCATCGAAATAATATTGAATAGCTTCTCGCACAGATGATTGTATTTGACCTAAAGTCACGCTACCTGTTACAGCTATTGTGGCTTTAATATTTATGGTAACTTCTGTCGGTGTTGTTACAGTTACTACATGACCTATTGGAGCCATGCCCAAACCAGTACCCTTATCACCGTTTACGTTTTCTGGGTCAATCAGTTTTTCTAACGCCGATATAAATTCGGTTGAAATTGGATTGTATTCGGCATCAACAACACTTAATTTAACTGTGCCTCCACCATTCCAAACTGGATAAACCTGTACTTCACCAACACCATCAAGCGCCCTAATTTCTTCATCGTACTGGGCAATATTACCACCAAAGGGTTTTTGACTTAATCTTAAATAATATCGGGTACGTAATTCATCGTCAGTCTCTTGGTTTTGAGCGGGTTCAAGCAGTGTACTCATTGTAGCTGTTGCAATGCCAGAAATAAATGTAATGTTAATTAACTCACCTGTGTAATCATTACCTGTTATACCAGCTAACTCACATCGTAAAGCATACGCACCTGATACTGTTTTACCCTCTTCATCGATGTATGCTGATTCTACATAATAATTTACGGGTACTGATGCTGATACAGTTGTAAATCGTGTGCCAACCGGTACTGAAATAGGTGAACCAGATTCATCTGCAAAATCAGCTCTTTTTAAAGCATACGTAGCTTGATACCTTGACATACCCTGTTCTTTGACACGTAAATCAAGATATTCACCTGTGGCACTATCTGCGTATGTATTACGATATACTTCTTTTAACTGCAAATAAAATTCGGCTAATTGATATGCGTGAGGTGCAACGGCGTCCCACATTATAGCGCCTTGTCGTTTATCGTAATCGTCTGATATTCTTACAAGACTTTTTGATAACAGATATTCGTATGTAAATTCTTGTAAGTAGTCACCAATCATATAGCCACCTCCGTTTCATAATTCAAGTCACCAAAAATAGTCCTAACTAAAAAAGTAACGTGTAAAGAATTGTAATCAGTTTTTTCAAATGCAAAGTCGGTAACGTCTTTTATTCTATTATCTTGCTTTAACGCATCATTAATTATACGGGGTATTTCAGCTATTACATAATCAAAATCTTTGCCAAGTAATTTAAGTAATTGCTGACCATAATTCCAATCGTAAATCTCATATGCGTATTTATCTGTATTTAGTATTTTCTTTATTGCCTGCATCACTGAATCTGCGCCATCAATTTTACCCATAATTCTATGATTTTCCATATCTAAACGATACGTTAAAGACGGTTGTATGTCAGCTTCAATAATTTTAGGAGTTATAGTATTTGGTATCATCCCTGTATCATTACTCCTTCCTTACGTTGTAATACGTAATAGAGTTGACCTCCATTGCATTTTATCATGTACACTGTATCACCCTTTTTTAGCCCTCGCCAAAGTAATACTTTTTTCTGTTCAACGGATGTATTTCGTGTCGCACCATCATCTGTATACTTATGACTATGGTGTATATCAACTGATGTTTGTATACAAAACGGCGAAAGAATTAAAAACGTCTTGCTATATTCAACGCTGCCAACTTTTATTTTTAGTGGTGATGTGCTTGTAACACTGCCTACAACTAAATCAGATGAATCATTGGGTGTGTATGTCACTTTTTTAATTGTTCTTGTCATACTTGCTGCCATATTAAATCACCAACCTAACCGTTAAATCCATAAGATGTTCGTTGTTTTTTAGTTTATGTGTACATTCAGTGACGAGTAGTTTTTTATAAACAGATAAATCACCAATGTCGGCTATATCTACTGTAATAAAACTACCGGCACAAACATCAAAATTACCTAAACAATTAGAAAACTTAAGCTCTCTGCTTTTATTATCGTAGAGTTTAAGCATATTTGTTGCTTGCTGTTCTATTTGTGCCAAATTTAAGTTTTCATCGACTTTTTTATAAAGCTGTAATAAGCCCCATTCTTTTATGTCAGCACTATTTTTTACAATGTATACAGTATGTTTACCTGTTTCGGAATCATCACGATATAGCTTAACTTGATTGTATACATTTTTATCAATAGATGTTTCATAGCTTAAATTGGTGACACCACTTTTATCACCTAATACAACACCAGTATCAAGTGATTTTGTGTTTATATGCTCAAGTGTGCCAAAATTATCTCTGATTATAAACCACTCAGATGTATTAATTAAGGTATCATCAAGAGCATTTTTAATCATTTCATATAGATATTTATCCGATTCACTTCTTGGCGCACAAATATAACTACTGCTATCAACAATTTTATAATTTAAACCATACTCATTACAAAGTTGTGCGAATATTTGTGAAGAAGTCATATTTTCAAAAGCTTTTGAGTCTTTGTTTTTTAAATAACGTATTTGGTCAAAGGCGGTACAAGATATTTGTTCAACATCTTCATCCCTCGATTTGGTAAATACATAACCCTTAAATATACCTCTACCATCAATACTAATAGATATTGTTGCACCTTCCCAAAAGGCTAAACCGTCTAAACGTATTACTTTAAAAGTGCATTTACCGGCGTTATCTTCAATATAAGAGGTTATAGATATGTCATATATAGCCTCTGATACATCGTATAGAATATTATGTCTATTATCAAATATAGTTGCTTCTATATTCATTCTATAACCTCCACATTATTTAATCTGTATTTATTATACAATTATTAGGTTAAAATGTAAATGTTTAAGCTAAAGTAATATCACTATCTTTTACCCAGCCTACCCACTCACCATCTTCGCTTGTTACATGATATTTACATGAAGCGTTTTTCTTGATGAAGTCAACCTTACACTTAAAATCAGATTTGGTTGCATTTGTTATGTCACCTGTACTTGCTGTATATACATTACCATTTACAACAACGCTGCAACCAACTGTAATCTGTTCGGGCAATAATGTTGGCGTGTCCATACTACCTATAACAGGTAATTCAGTATTTGTAGATGAATAACCTGTTGTCAGCGTTGGCGTTAATATCTTCACATGATATGGTACATATTCTTTTAACTCTAAAGAGTAGTAACAATCCTCATAGTCACCACCTTGATTGTAATACTCAAAGTTTTCAACGGTTACTAAAGTGTTAAAATTAGTGCCCGTTACAACAAATCTACAAGGCTTTGCTTCATCCATTATACGTGTAAAGAAATCTTTGTAAAACTCGACTGATTCAAACCTACGTTTAGTATTAACACCTGTCCACCAATTTTCGTATGGGAAAAAGCTTTGGAACTTAATTGTGCCGAGTTTCTTTTTCTTTGGTATACTTATTTCACCCAACTGTATTATTTCAACATTTTTATTATTACCCTTATAAGTAATAGTCAGCTTTTCGGGATTTACTGGGAGTTGTACTGATATACTGTCGTATTCAAAAAATAATCCTATATTTCCAAATGCCAATAACCTCAACCCCCCTTATCCCATTACAACAGATGTTGCTACTTCTTCTTCAAGCATCTGTGATAATCTGTTCATTATCATGTCAACATCGACAGTTTCTTTAATGTCACCAAAGTTGTTTGTCATTGTTGGTGTACTTGTAGACACATTAATTAAAAAATCTCTTGCCGCAATATCTTTTAATAATGCTATATCTTCATCTGATAACTGTACTTCACCGCTACTGTCAAGTTTACCGCCCTTAATTTTAGATGCAACTGCACCGTCCTCAACGGGTACACCCCCTCCAGCACCAGCTGTTTGAGTGGCTGCATCATTTGCCGCAGCCATCCAGTCAGACACACCGCCTGCATTATCAAGTGAACTCAGTATTGTTGAAGTCAAGTCGCCAGCTTTTTCGCCTATTTTATTGGGGTCAAACTGGTCATATTTATCCCAAATATCCCCAATGGTTCCGACTCCTGCTCTCGCTTTTTCAAAAGCATTGTCTCCGAATGAGTTTAAGCTGTTTGCGGCCGCAGCCAACTTATCACTTATACTACGGGCATTATTTGTGCCAGCATTTTTAATGCTGTCTGGCAAAACCTCTGTACCCAAAAAGGGTAAATCGGCATCACCGAATTTATCACCCAAGTCAGCGAAACCGCCAAAAACTTTACTTAACGCATTAAGTATGCTGCCAATCATAGTGGCTATTGCACCAAGCACACCAGTTGCGATTGAGTATAAAAACCAAAAAGCACTCACTAATGTTGAACCAACAGCTACCGCAAACTGAACAACTTTAGCTATGGCTGTAACAGATTTCTGTATAATATCTGTAAATGTTTCTCCACTTTTTTCATGTAGGTTTTTAAAGTAGTCAATAGCACTTGATATGGCAATACCGAGCAATAATGCTTTACCATGAGCAATTATAAATCCTGCTGCTATATACGGTAGTATTTCCATAGCCGCTGCGGCTAAATCGTCAAAATTTTCTGACAACCATTCGATGCCGTCAGCAGCAGCATTAACGCCAACAGACATAATTCCAAAGAAACCGTCCACAACAGTTGACAAAGTTTCCCAGAATTTAATAGAATCTTCACTTTGTAGCCAGTCCATTATGTCTGTTATACTCTGATAAAAGCTTTTCATACCCGCACCGTTTGAGGTTAAATTGGACATCATCATACCCCACATGGTGGTAATGGATTCTTTAACTTGCTCAACTGTCCATGGCATAGCTGCAAAATCTTCATTTATCTTGTCAGACATTAATTCGAAAGCTTTAGTTATTCTTTCAGCAGTTAATTCACCCTGTGAACCCAATTCTTTCAAGTCGCCGAAAGTAACATCTTTATCAAAAATGCCTTGCATATTCAAGCCTTCTGCTAAATACTCACCCATTCGGGGTGCGTACTGTCTAATAGCTTTAAGCTCTTGTCCTTGTAAAGTGCCTTGACCTAATGCTTGAGATAACTGCAATAATACTGATTCAGTTTCTTTAGCATTAGCACCACCAAGAATAAGTGATTTATTAACTGCCTCGGCAAATTTAGCACTTTGTTGTATAGCATTTGCACCAGAATAAACGCCTGTTGCTAACATACGGTTTACAAGGTCAGATGTTGCATTTAAACTTGAGCGTGATGCTAAAGCAGATTTACCTATAACATTATACATTACATCATCACTAAAACCTGATGTATTATATGCTGACAACCTGGCTTTTTGTAACTTTATACTGTCAGACGTATCAGTTAATTTCGATGTTAGGTCTATCGCTTTATTACCGATTTTGGACATTAGATAGTAGACAGATGCTAAATCCTGTATTGATTGTTTAGTGTCTTCCACAACTGTTTTTACAGCTTTAGCGGCTGCTTGCATTCCAGCAATAAAGCCTGTTCCAGCAGATATGCCACCATACCCAGCGCCTCCTGCGCCCGCACCTGCACCCATTGCCCCATTTATCGCACTCGCCATACGTTGAGCCGCTTGTGCAGTTTGGTCGAACTGAGTTTCTAATGTTTTCGCATTTCGGCTAAGTGTTTTTAATGCGGGGCTCATTCTGTCAACAAATTCCATAGAAACTCTTAAATTTGTATCACTTGGCAACTATCTCACCTCCTTGTACTACGTCTATTAACAACATTTCTACCACCATTTAATCTGTTTCTCTGCTCTTTTTCGGATTTAAGTCGTTCTTCAACTATTGCTCTTAAAACAATCTTTTCCCGATAAGGCATCATTAAAAAATCGGAAGGTTTCCAATGAAGCTTAGTTACACAATAATAGCATAACCAAGCCTCACCGTCACCTTCCTTTAGGAGTTTTTTACCTCTTCAACCATTTCTTCTTGTTCGACCTCGCCGAAACCAGAGAACTGTTGAATAGCAATAGCCAGATTTATAACTTCACCACCAGTGAGTATCTTATAAAGTAATGCTTTGGGGTTTGTGGGACAACCTGCTTTAGCAAGCCATTCAGCATCTCTAAAATTGGGGGCTACACAATGATTGAGTACGATAGTTTCATTAAATTTCTGTATATCAAATTCACGTTTGCCCTTAGCACCAACTTTCATGCACTGTTTTTGATATTCGTTAAGTTTAACACCGTCAATACAACTAATTGTAAACGGTTTATCTTTTAATCTTTCTGAAATGATTACCTCTTTAGTTAAATCATTGACTGTGTTCTCGAGAAGGAACATCTGTAAATCTGTCATATATAAAACCTCCTATATATTAAGTATTATTTACTTTAATTATCAGCTACCTAATACAGGCACACCAAATTCATCGAGTAATTCGGCATCATCGAATGTAAATGATATATTTTCGTCTAATACTTCTGAATCAACATCAAGTTTACCCATAATAACTGAGTCCAGTGTACAAGTTCTGAGTAATGTTGTCTGTTTACCGATGGAACTTCCTGGGTCATCATTAATAAGAGTAATATCGAAGTATACGGGTTTACCTGTTTTCATATACTTAATAGCCATTTCTCTAAAACGAGAAGTAGCATAATAAAGTGTTGCTGTACCTGCGCCTGTCCAACCATTGGGTTTATGTTGTTCACCACGTTTACCGAGTGTTCTAATGCCTGTTTTATTGATTGTACAGGTTGCTTCGATGTTCTTTATCATAAATAAATCCTCAACAGTGGACGAACCGCTTTCATCCTGAACTACCATTGTAGCCCAACCCTCTTGTCCAGAGATTGTGTCACCAGCTTTAAAGTAACTCATTTAATTCACCTCCGATTAAGCATCAACATTAACAACCATGTAAAGTTTTTCCATAGAATCTACGGGTTGTACTGTAAATTCAGCCACAACAGCATCTACGTCAGTACCTTTAAGCACAGTAATGTCATCAGCACCATTAAAATTTTGGATAGCATTGATGCCCTGTAATTCGCTACACATACTGATTAATTCGCCCTTATAGATATTTCTGCCGTTATCGTTATTGTCCATTTTACCAGCATAATTGCGGTTAAATATTAAAGCTGCTGTATTGCCTATTTCGTCAAGTACACGAATAACCCTGTTTTTGGAAAAAGCTTTATTTTTATCTGTTGTGAATGTGTGTAAAGAGTTTATGTCCTGCTCAATTAAAACTGCTCCATCCTGTCTTTCTGAAAGAACGAACCAACCTGCTTTGAGCTTATCTATAATTTCTTTATCGTCATAATAGTTAATAATGTCAATAGCATCCTCAACTACCCTACAAGTATTGCTTTCATTTACAGCTGCACCGGCTGTGATACTTGCGGCATAGAGTTGGAATAACTCTGGTGTAACTGTATCTGTTGCTGTCTTAAAGCCCTGTGATGTCTTAATAATACCTTCATAGTCAGTATCATAATTATAACATACAGCTTGAGCCTTCTTACCTAAATCATCACGACAAGTCTCAATAAATGATTTTACAAGAGGTGGAACAGTTGTTTCTGTTGTCTGAATAGCTAAACATTGCCAGTTCTCTCTCTTAAGTAATTCAAAGAATTTTGTATAAGCAGTACTTGCTGTAACTGTACCGTTTGTACCACCTGTGAGAGGTACACCAGCTGTTTCTGTGGGTTTAGTAGCTGTCGATGCTGACGGTACTGTAAATTTAACCCAATCAGATTCAATGCTTGTTAAATCACCAAGTTTTGTAATTACAAATGATTCTTTAAGCACGCCACTGTAAAGCACCTGTAATGTAAAAGATGTTGATTCTTCATCGTTAGCCACAATAGCTAAAGCAATATTGTTACCGATTGTACCAGCGTATTTAGCTGTTGCTGTAACCGTTGATACTGTGCCTGATGCACTTGTACCACCATTATCTGCTCTAAAGAAAAATCCTTTGTAACTTCCTGCTAAGGCCATTCTATAGGGTAAACTTTCAGCTGTATCAAACGCTGTACAACCAATTTTTTCAAGGCTGCTACCGTCAATTAAATCAGAGCTGTACACCTCAATAAGTTCATTGTTCGGCCCCCATGACATAGGTAATGCAATAGCTACTACACCACGTTCACCAAGAGTGCCTATAGGTTTGGGAACAGATTTAAAGTTGATATATGCTCCCGGTCTTACTTTATTTTGTACTGTCCAAGTACCTCCTGCTGGCATCTTTAATTACCTCCTTTACCGTAACTAATAAAACCTTCAGTTTCAAGTGTACGCATTTTGTCAATAGATTCTTCCATTTTATTAACTCTAAATGAATACTCTACGAAAAAATGTAACACATTATCCATTATTTCGAAACGCATATTGCTTGCAGTAACACGTTTACCAGATACTGTAATGTTATCGAGTACCTCAAATAATTTGTGACCAACAGCATTACAATAAGTTTGTTTAGTATCTTCTTTATCATTGGGGTGACAGCGTACATCTAAAAAATAGATACGTTCACCCGAATTACGTAAGCCCTTAACGTGTGTCGTATTTAACTGTTGTATGAAAAAACAAGGTTTTACCATACCCTCAAGTGGCGTATCTTTATAAACCGTTGTTATTTCATTCTTAAAGCCATCTAATAGCTTCATAGCTACCTGTGACACCACATCGGTTGCAGATAAACTTGTCGGCATTAATAAAACCTCCTGCATCTATCAAGAATATTTACTACTGTATTTAAGTACCGTTATAAACAAATTCGGTACCACCAACTGACATACTACCGTTACCTGATAAATAACTCTGTAGCCATTTTGTAAAGTTCAAGCCAAATTGTTTATTAACATCATCTAAAAAGATTTGTAACGGTACAGTTATCATAAATTTACCGTCTACCCAATCAGCATCACCCTCACCAACACCACTTTTATACGGCTTTGCGTGACCGTACTCAACCCAACCTGAATACGGCGCTGTATTTTCAAAAGTTATTTTTACTGATGTGCCGTTCATTTCGATTTTAGGTGAAATCCAGCTGTTAAGTAAGTTACCTGTATAAATCGGTGTACGTTTTTTTGCTTCACGATTTATTTTTAATGCTTGCATGGTTGCCCAGCTTTGTAACCATTGTGGGAAATAAGTTGTAGCAGCACTTAAACCATCTACAAAAACTGAATATTGTCTATAATTAAACCCGCTGACATTACGCATTGGGTCTATATTACCTAAAGCCATCAAACATCACCGCCTTAAGCTGATGTATCGATATTAAGCATTGCCTCTGTATGCGTATCATAAGCAGCTGGCAAACCTAATATACCCTCATACTTCATAAGTACTTCATTTTCAGTACTCATTCTGTCTATATAGATATGGTCACCAGCTTTTACATCAGTAAATATTGGAAAAAATACTTTTGGGTTAGTTTCAACTGGATTTTCGTCAATAGCTTTATTAGCAGCACTTTCAAGTCTGTATCTGCTAAAAGATAATCGGCATTTATGATTTTTAACTATGGGATTTTCTGTGTCGAGTTTTACTGTAGTTGTACCATCGGAATTTATAACCGACCTTCTTCGACATATAGTACAACGGTCAGTCATAGCAGCCTCTAATACTCTACGGGCCTGAAACACGTTCATTACCATATCCTCCTAAATCGATTTAATTCTTCTCGGTAATTCAGAATGATTTCATCAAGATTATTGGTGTGAGCAGCTAATCCCCTATAAGTTGGATTGGTAATGGTTAATGTACCCTCTTTCCAAGAGCTGTCACCCATTGAAATAGTACCAAATGAACCTATAAGAGCATTAATATCACCATCAGATATAGTATCATCTGTTGTATGTGTATTATTTGCAGCCATTTCATAATCCAGTAAATCAAGTGTCATGTTAGCCCATGTAAAATAGAGCGCCTTAGGTACTTCTGGTCTTACGCAGTAATTTTTAATACGCTGTTCAACCTCATTTATAGCTAAAGCAATATATACATCCTCTAAATCCAACTCTGGGCGTTTAAGGTGTACGATTTCCATTATTGTACTATTATAATCCATGACACTCAGCCTCCATTACTGTTCTGTAGCTTTTTCGTCTATGTCAAGAGCAGATAATTTTCTTCTCTGTTTGGTGTGTCTAAGTACTTGACAACCCATAGCCATAAATTCTTCCACTTCTGTTTCCCCCACTTCAAAGGGGGTACGGGCAGGAATTACCTGCCCATTATATTTAAGTTTAGTGTTGCACATTACTGTTGCAGACATATTAACTACCTCCCCCTACATATTAGTATTTAATGTTAAATACCTTGTTCATGTTTTCGAATGAAGGGAGTACAATTTCTGAAACAGATGTAATAACATTTACAGGAAGTGATTCTTTCTTAGTGAGAATTGCGATACCTGTATTAATGATTGAAACATTAGCATCTGTGTTACCGCTCATAAGGTCTGCTTCTTCCGGTGTTGTACCGTACCAAGTCTTACCAAGTGTGCCGGCAGGAAGAAGTGTGATGCAGCCTGATGTGGGGTAGAAGTACTGCTCAACACCCCTAAAGTCTTTATAAAGTTTATCAGCAATCTGGAAACTAATGCCTGTTTTCTTTGTCAGATAATCCATAACCATGTTATCTGTTACAATGATACTATTAGCACCGATAGCTGTAATTGTCATATCTTGTTTGATATTCTTATTAAGAGTAATATCAATCCAAGTGTCATAACCAAGAATAGCTCTTGTAAGATTAATACCCCTCTTTTTAGCCTCTCTTACTGTATCAATAATATCTGTTACAGGGTTACTGTTCTCATGGTCACTCCACTTACTTGTACCAGCAAGTGTTGTGATATTCTTGCTTGCCCATGTACCATTCGGGTCATAGTTATATGTGTAATTAGCACTCTGACCTGATGTATTCTGTGATTGAAGTGAGAAAGCACCGTCTGTAATAAGTTTAAGTCGCATGATTTCGGGAATAACTTTAGCGCCGTCTACAAGATTCTTTTCATCGTCAAAAATTCTTCTAATGATTTCTCTTGCGTAGCTATCATTATTGGCCTCCATGAACATAAGGAGCTGCTGTCTATCTTCCTCACCAATTCTCATAGCTTCTCTAAAGAATGGCATACGTGTCTGTTCAATGCTGATGTTACCTCTATCTCTAAGGGGCGGTTTAGCATCGAACGCTGATGGGTTAAGAGCAACTGGAAGAGTATCATATCCCTTAATCCATTCAAGTCTTAAGCCCTGTTTCTTATCGTTAGGGAAAAGCACCTCACCAATCATGGGCAGCTCATTTGAATAGAGTGTTTCATAGTAGGCTGCAAGTGCTTGTGATGTTACCATATCATAAATTGATTTAGCCATTTATCTTACCTCCTTCATCACGCTACTGTTACAATAGTTACAGCATCAGCGGGTACGTCACCTGTTGTAGTTGCAGCTGCTTTAGGTACTACTGTAACAGTACCAGCAACAGCGGCGGCTGTATTCTTAGTTGTAAATGTTACAAAGTTACCTGCGGGGTCAACTGTGATACTATCAACTGATACCTTTGTTGTAGTTTCACCTGTAATTGTCCAATTAGCTTTATTCGCAGCGGCATCCCTAAACTGTGTACCGGCGATTGATACAACAATGTTGTGCATTGTACCATTTGCCTCACCGGCAGATGCAGAAACGGGATTTGTTACAGAAAGGGTTGAAGTAATTGACTGTAACGGTAAGAATGTAATCTGCTTAAGGTTTGTCTTAGCGGCTGCAGCGGGAATTTCGGGAAGTTTGTCTGTTCTAATAAAACCATGAATAATTACTGCTACAACAGCATCACCGTATGTAACATCATAATCATTCATAATAACGCCGATGGCTGAACCTGTATTTGATGGGTATATTGTACCGGCTTTAATTATCTTATGACCTTCAATGTCTTTTGCAAGAGAACTACCCTTCTCAATAGTCTGTGCAATAGCCACATAATGGTCGGGAATTGCTAAAATCTGCTTTGATGTAGTAAAATCTTGTGTTCTATACTCAATAGCCATTAATTTGTACCTCCTTTAAAATAAGTGTTATTTGCTGTTTCTAATGCTTTTGACTGATTAATTACATCTTGTGCTAAAGATTTAGCAAATGCAACATCAGCACTAACATTATTGTTTGGATTATTGTTGTTATTACTATTTTTAGGGGATTGACCAAAAAACTGATTCTGCTGATTTTGATTCGCAGTTTTAAAGTAATGCGGTTTACTCTGTTTAAGAGCATCAATCTGTTCCGTTAAACCAGATTCAATTTTACCGTCTTTAAAAACTACTTTGGACATATCAATTTTAGGGAATACATCGTCCATATCAACAACTATATCAGAGAGAGTGTTTCTAACGAGATTTTCTTGTAAAAGAACCGTTGCCTGATTATCATACTTGTTTTTCCAATCAGTAATTTGAGTATTCAAATCAGCAATAGTAGTATTAAGCGTTGACACATCGTTTTCAAAAGGTTTTAACCTTTTCACCTCATTTTGGGCAGCCAGTAAATCATTCTGTAACGTTGTTTTCTTATTATTGGCTTCATTAAATACCTCTTTGCTGACATAGTTATTATCAAGCACTGATTTAAAAAGACTGTTTATATTTGATAATATTGACGTAGCAACGGTTTCTTCAATTCCCGACTGAATAAGTTGTTCTTTAGTAATAGCCATAAATATTTCCTCCTCAATCTTCGACTTTTTACGGTGGTATCTCCCACCAGACTGATATTATTTTACATATACAGTATAATGTATTCATAAATATTTGTAAATACATATTTAACGATATTTTTTAATGTAGTCCATTATATACTGCTGATTTTCTGGTAAGTTTTCCTTTAACCAGGATGTAATTGTAGTACGTCTTGAAATCGTGCCCAATCTATTTAATTTCTTTTCGACATCGTTTGTTAAAATGGGTCTAATGGAAGACCTGCAATTATAATGTAGTGGCGGTACATTAACGCCGATTGCGGCATCAGATAAATTAAATACAGAACCATTCATGTTTCTGCATATTTCAGTTGTTCTTTCATCTAATACGGCCACATATTCATATTTGGAAATCGAAAGACTCTGCATTAAATCTGTATGTGCTTTATTATTTACCAGTGTAACAAAACTACGTGTATTAGCCACATCACCATTATACCGTATTTTTAATAATGGGTTAATTTCATTCATTATAGTATTGACAGTATATCCCATGGCAATAAATTGTGGTAACTTTGTATCTAAAGTATTCTTAAGCTGTGTGGTACTATACTCCGCTTTATCATAATAGTTGGCTCTTTCCCAAGACGTTTTTGCGGCATGACTGCCCGCTGAACCTGATAAAGGTAGAAAATCAATATCTTTTTCAACACCGTTTCTATAATTATATAAATCTACATAATAGGCACCCATATAGGTGTCCGTTAAAAGGGACTCTGTGTACTCAAGTTTCTTTGTTGCTAATAACAATACATAGTACCAACACATATATTGTAAATACTCTAAGACTGTTAATGTTTTACGTTCAGCCAGCTTACGGGATAACGTAAAAAATTCTTTTGTTATCGTATTCAAATCAAAGCTGTTGTATGCCACCTTTATTTGAGCTTTAAATTTCTTTAGTGCGGCATCGTCTAATCTTTTACGTAAATCTATATATAATAATTTATCACCGCTACCATATTTACTAAATATAAATACAAGTTCTTTTTCGAGGTCATTGGAAAGTGTTTCATAAATAGCCTTTAGCTGTTTTTCAAAGTCTAATGTGCCTCTTTCGGACATAAGCATACAATTAACAGAGGAATCAATCCAATACTTTTCATCACGCATTGTTTATCACTCCTGACCAGATGTTCTTATTTGACCATTGATAGTATTACTGGGTTTACTACCATATTGATTTTCAAGTTCAAGTTCTTCTATATCGTCATGTTTCATATTTTCCATTTCTTTATCAACGCTACGTGTCCAAGGGTGGTTAGCTGCAATAGTTTCATCTGATATAATACCTTTACTTGTAAACGCATTTGTAATCGTTTCAGTTTCATTAACAATTACATCCGTATTAAAGAGAATAGAATACTTAACCGAGCTGTAATCAATACCCGTTCTACTCTTAATATCAAAAAGTATAAAATTGAGTAATTCCATTATAGATGTTTCAAGCTCGGGTGACCAATCGCTACAATCCATATCAAGGTCAGCATACATAAATCTAAGGGCTACGCCAGATGTATCTCTAATATCCTTATCCGCTGTATTAACGCCTTGACCAAATTCATAAATATCCTCTCTTAATCGTTGTAAATGTTTATCAAGCTCAGTGATATTAAGTGGTGTGTCTAATGACCTTGCATCACCATCACCCTGTACAAAGATTGTTCTATATTCATTTTTATTTTGGACAAATTCTTCCTTACTTTCGCCGTCATAGTTTACTACAACAGTAATTGAGTTTGGTACGTCATTAATAAGGTCAGCAATATAGCTTGTTTTTTCGTCATAATCATCTATAAGGGATTTTATCTTTGACAAAAGAGGTATTTCTTCTGGATTATACTTAAATGGTATAAATGGTACTACTCCCCATGATAAACCAGCAGAACTACGTTCTTCTAATGTCATGCCAAAATACTGAGGGCCCATAGCGTTCATAAATACACTTGTGTTAGGCAAAAGTATACCGTCATCATTATATTGATAATAGTAAACATTATTTTTGGTGTAATACTCAATGTATTTATGCTCAATACGTTTACCGGTTGTATAATCAGCTACTTTATACTTTCTAATGACGCCTGTTAAAACAGTGTGGTCAATATCTTCCCAAATTGGTGCAATTTCTCTACTGGGTATACGCTTAAAACTGAGTTTACCATTTTCGTTATAGTAAACCTGTAACCAACCCAGACCATCTACGATAGAATCTCTTGCACAGTTTTTAATTGTTTTGTGCAAACTCTTTGTGTAGTAATCTTTAATTGCTTTTATCATTTCTTTAGCCCGTTCATCGTCTGGCTCGTCTGCATCAATAGTAAATGTTTTACTAATCATGTAACCAAGTTTTTGTTTAACAAGCTTTTGTAAATAGTTATGACAGAGTTTGTTATTAGAAAGTACTTTAGATTCTTTAAGTATAGGGTTATTTCCTTCGTCCTTACCTATTACAGTACGCTTTTTGTTTAAAACATCTGTTTTATTTCTATAATAAGCTTCGCACTTATCCATAAATGTTCTTTGAGGATTATTTTCCCATTCAGCTAAATATGTAGTAATGAATGGTATAAAACTGTCAGCAGATTGTGTTGGCGGTATAGACGCCATAAGTCTGCCATCGTCTGTGTAAGTATATAATACTGTGTCCATTAGTTACCTCCAAGTCTATTTTCTAAATTAGTTATTTGTTGGTCTATAGTATCAACTCTACGATGTAAGCTTTTGTACTGTTGAATTAATTCAGTGTTAGACATCAATAAATTACGATAATCTTTTTCAATATTTTCAAACTTCCTGTCAATTTTTACATCTGTATTGGTCATACCATGTTTTATTTCTTCAAGCTGCTGTTTAATATATCGTAAATCAGACTGAACTTCGCCATCACATACACCATCTTGTTGGGAGTCCTTTTTACTGTTCTTTAAAACACCTATTATACTTAATACACATGATATAAAAACTAAAACTGCATAAACATTAGACACTGATAAATTTTCTTGCATACACCACACCCCCCTTAACATAATATTTTATTATCAATTACATTATATAGTATTTATACGATGTATACAATTAAAAACTGAAATTATTACCACCGAGATTTTCTGTTGCATAACGTAACGGGTCAATCAAGTGGTTATAATCGTCAATAGGCTCATTAATAATCTTACCATCAGTATTTTTGTCCCATACATAGTTGTTTAATTCTATAATCATATTCTCACATCGAGGGTGTACAATGATTTCATAGTCTTGTAGTTTTAATATACCAGCTCTTACTGAATCGTTACCCTTTTTAGCAGGTCTTATTCTTGTTAAACCCAAAGCTTTTACCTCTGCAATAGATTTAGGTTCAGCACTATCTGCCTTGATTAACTCTTTATCCCAATGTAGCAGTTTTAAATCACGTACAAGCTGTGCATTGGTTACACCTGTTTTATAATATTCTCTCGGTATATAAATACGTTTTTCTTTCTCACTGGCCAAACAGAATATAACACCTGTCGGCGCTGTAAAGCCCCAGTCTAAGCCAAACAGTTTTTGATAAATGGCCATACCATATCTATCTTCCCTGTTCATAACTTCCACTTCGTCAAAGTTTTCGATATGCCAATTTGTAAAGATAAGACCCTCTGCAATACCCCAATTACCTAAACCCTCAATACTATAACGTCTTGGTTGAGTTTCTTTCATCTTATTAAAAACACGCCTGTCATCATCACCGAGAAACTCATTACATAAATAAGTTGTAGTATCAGTGAATATATCTTCATCAGCGGGAGCATCAAAGAATCTTTTCTTTATCCAAATATTCTCACTCCAAGGGTTAAATGTCAAAGTAATCTGTTTAAAATATCCGGGTGGTAATTCACCTCTTATGGACATATCCAATTTATTAAATTCTGATTCATCTGTTATCTGAAAGGCCTCCTCCACCCAACACCAGCAGAGATAACCTCTTTCAGTTGTAATTGATGTAATAGATTGTGGGTCATCAAAACCTCTAAACAGTATCTTTTGACCAGTTGGTATATAAGTCATTTCCAAAGGATTCATAGTAGTTTTCCATAAATGCTTAACACCTAACTGATTTATAGCCCATTTTAATTGGGCGAAAGTAGAATCTCGATGGGTATTAAAGAATTTTCTAACTACTAAAGTATTAGATAAAGGCATTTTCATCATATTGAAAATAATCCATAAAGCTGTTGTACAGCTTTTTTTACTACCACGCCCACCTTTAACTACTCTGTATCTACCTTTAAATCGCCAAAATTTACCGTAACCACCACCTATGACCTGAGATAGATTAATCACGGTTGGATTGTTTGCCATACATATTCTCCTCCTGCTGTGACCTAACTATATTAAAGTGTTCTCGCCACTTAAAGTAATCACCTAAAGAATAAATACACTCTTTGAAGTATTGTTCATTATCACAAAATGCACAAGCTGTACTTTTCGGTCGGTCAAAACAAATTAATCTACTAAGACAGTAATTACATTGATGCGAATAATCCTTCATAATTAAGTCACCTCTTTTTAATTTTTTAGATATATCCAAATTTGGATATTATTCATTTGTATATGCTAAATATGTATACTATATTAATATAATCCAGCCTCGGCGGGCTGAATGAAGTATATATTATATATAACATAATAATAAAGAAAAAACAAGTAATTAATGCCCATATCCCCTATATCCAAAAATCTATCCAATTATTTATCCAATACTCTATCTAAATTTGGATACCCATTTACCCCAAGAAAAAAATATCCAAATATCCTAATTTAGATATTCTTCTCCTAATTGCTATATATCTAAAAAAGTATCTAAATTTGGATAGAATATTTTTGAGCCGAAAAAATTTTTTGGATAGAGTTTTTCCTGTCCTATACCCCCCACATGACTATCCGGACAACAGCATCACGCAATCGGGGTCATACCCCCCCCGTTCATGTATATGCTGATGGGCGACAGAGCTGAATAATATATCTAAAAAACATGATAGAATAGATACTTATAATAGACTTAATATAGAATCATCTGAGGAGTTCCTACATTATATATAGTAGTTAATACATATTAATATATCTATGATTCTGCTGCATCTGATGTCTATGTAAGCCACCGCCTATATGTGATATGTCTATACGCAGCTGATGCATGTGTAATAATAGGATATATCCAAATATCCTAATTTGGATATTGAATAACTATGATAATATAGCTATATGATATTTAGATATACTATTTATATTAATATACATATACTAATATATCCATTCTGTACCGCCGGGCAGAGGCAGTATATATAACAGCAAAGCATATATATATCCAAATAAGTATCTAAATTTGGATAGATTAATAAATATCTATATTTGGATATTATTCAATGTTTCACGTGAAACATATGTGTGAAACGCTTAATCATAGCTAAAAAGCATGATATACGGCGAACGATAGCTAAAAAGCATGATATACGGCGAACGATAGCTATATTTGATAATGGGTGGAAACGGTATTATCTGGCATGAACTGGTCTATTAGGCATGACTGCTTATTATTACTACTACTATAACTAATACTATTATTAATAACTACTCATTTAATCCCCGCCGCCCGGGAGCAGAATAGATATATGTACATATACATGGGAGCTGCTGGAAGTATTGATTTTATCAGCTTTTTTGAGGTTTATATCCAAATTTGGATATATCCAAATTTCATTACAAAAATATCTAAAAAAGTATCTAAAAAAGTATTGACAAATATCCAAATAAGTGTTATCATAAAACCATAGAAAAAAGATATTTAAAAAATATCTAAAATATTGAATATCCAAATTTATATCCAAAAAACACTAAAATAAGGAGGAGATTAATATGGCAGCTTGTGCAGTAATGGGAGTATATTTCATCGTGATACTCATAATTTACAGAGCTATTGAATGGATATGCTATGGCATATCCAAAAAGAATGAGGAAAGGGGATTAAACAAATGATTAAAAATTATGTTTGTTATAAGACTTTAAAAAAGACTGCTAAAACTAATAATTTATATATCTATGATAGGGGTACTTTAAATACTCCTTATGCCGCCGACTTGGCGCTGCTTAATAACATGGATGTATCTGACGATGATTTCAAAGCAATAAATGATGAACTAACTAATTTAAATAATATTGATATATTTACAAACACACCAAACGGCATCAGCTTTATAGATTTCGACAACTTTAAATCGGCAAGACTGTTTTATTGGTTTTACAGACATCGAGTATATTCGGCAGACGGTAAACATTTGTATAACATTTTACAGCTTGCTAAAATACGCTATATAACATATACCCGTAAATCTGTATATGATGAATTTGGTGTTGAATCCGATATAGAATTAGATTGTGGCTATTCTGCTCCTGTAACTGACATAGACTTAGGTTAATTATAGAGATACCCATTAATTGGGTATCTTTTTTATTTACTCCCCGATGTTATACAAAAAATTATTTTATAAAAATATCTAAAAAAGTATTGACAAATATCCAAATAAGTGTTATCATAAAACCATAGAA